ATATGGCAAGTTTAATTTTCGCGTTGAATCCTATGGTGCCTTCGTAGATTGCCGTGGAATCGTATTGGAGTGCCACGGCGAACCGGACAAGGCCATAGAACGAGTAGAGATTGCCACAGCCGACAACAACGGAAAGCCCTATAGCGATTCCCTGGAAATTTGGACAATGCAATTTGATGAATGGTTCGACTTCCGGACGATGGCTAAAGTTGAATGGCGCGAGAAGTACGACCGTGAAAAAGGCGATACCGCTTATCGTCCTGCTCCGGCGTCATTCGTACTGGATTTAGACGCGATGCAAGTAGCACAGTAAATCAACAAGGAGAACCAATGCGATACACCAAAAAGCCAGTAACCATCAACGCAATCCAGTGGGATGGCGAGAACGTATCAGAAATCATGCGCTTCCTGCAAAACAACGAAGGCCAGATGACGGCCAATACCAAGGTCAATTTCGACCTTACAGCCAAGCCTATTCGCTTACTCATTCACACACTCGAAAGCACATCCGATCCGCTGGAAGCATCCATCGGTGATTTCGTAATCATCGGGATCAAGGGTGAAGTGTATCCTTGTAAATCTGATATCTTCGCGGACAGTTACGATCTGGCAGAGGGGCAAACGGCATGACCACATCCACCATAGAACAGCGCGTAAAGCAGATCCTCGTCGAGCAACTGGGCGTCGAAGAAGATGAGGTAACTCCAGAAGCAAAACTCGTTGATGACCTCGGAGCGGACTCGCTGGACTGCTGCCAACTCGTGATGGACTTCGAGTATGAGTTTGACTTGGATGTTCCAGACGAAGACGCAGAGAAGATTGAAACCGTCCAGCAGATCGTGGACTACGTTACCAAATCACTGAAGGGAGAAAAGGTTTGACCGATTTAATTGGACGCAAGCCGATTCTTTGCCTTGATTTCGACGGCACAGTAAGCCGATATTCAGGATGGAAAGGCGCTGCGGTAATTCCAGATCCTCCAGTGAATGGCCTTTTTGAATTCCTGGATCAAGCGATACGGGAGTTCGAAGTCAACATTTTCTCTTCGCGGTCTCATCAAGAGGGCGGCCTTCAGGCAATGAAAGACTGGTTTGATAAGCACGGTACCGAATGGGCCAACGGTCACACTGAACCGCGAACTACTTTCTTTCTGACTCAATTGAAATTCCCCTTGGAGAAACCGCCTGCCCATGTCACTCTTGATGATCGCGGAGTGCTGTTCACTGGGACTTGGCCGACAATGGAATTCCTGAAGAGCTTCAAGCCGTGGTACCAGAAAGACCGAGAGGCATATCTATGATTGCTGCACGGTTGCACGATGGCGAAGGGAAAGTCATTATCTTGATGATTCTCGAACCGGGAAACATTGAGAAACTGAAGCAGGGCCAGCCGATCCACAAGTTTCTGAACGAGTTCATCCCGGAACTGCCAACGCGAATTGAATTGATGTTCGCCTATTCGCCCGATGTTGAATGGGTGGCGCGGGAGATAGAGAAGGCACCGAAGGATGCACAACACTTGGCCGAAATCCTGCAAGAGAGTTTATCGCGGCCTGAAGTGCTGGTAAGGGACAAGACAGCGGAAGAGATGAATAAAGCATTTTAGCAAAGGAGAATCAATGACAGAAGACATTAGGTTTCAATTCTTTCCAGCCAAGAAGCGGGCAATCATTCTTGAAAGCTGGTCGCCAAAGAAAAACAATGAGAATGAAAAGCGAGTTCTCTTCAAATTCAAACTTCCAATAACCGGCGAGAGTTTTGAAGGCTTTCCCGAATTCCTCACCGAAGGTTTCCATGCTGTAGAAAAAGAGCGCGGCAGTGGGACATTCTCTTCAGATATCATCCTCGAACAGATGAGCATGGATTTCTATGACACGGATACAAGTGCAGAAAAAGTCCAACGCGCTACCGGCCTTACCCTCCAGAAGTTTGAACTCTCCCGCGAAAAAGAAAAGGACTCATATGTGACCGTTTTGCGGCTCGAATACAACGTGCCGTGGTTTAAAGGTCTATGGCGTTTTGTGGACCGCTATTGGGGCTGTAAACTATGGTGTGACTTCGTTCCTTCGCCGGACTTCCATCCAATCCAAGACGAGAAACCTCCGCTTCAAATGCGCATCGGCGACCAGCCGGAGCCAGAGACCGAAGAAGACAATGAAGACGATTCCGAATCATCCCTTCCCGAAGACGAGCAAACGGAAGAGAGAGCCGAAGCAGTGGCCGACATCAAGCCTGAAGAAGTGAGCAAAACGCAGACGCCGGTAGATCGTGTGCGGAGAAGCTTCAGGTCAAGACAGACAGGGGAAGCGGTCAACTAACACGCGGGCCTAACAAGCCCGCAGTTTAATCAGGAGTATTTATGAACCCATTTTACTGGCTACTGATAGGCTTGCTTGCCCTGTCAATGATGATTGCCTGTCTGTGCGTGTTCCTGTTCGCCCGCAATATTGATGATCAAGAACTTTCTGAATGGCAAAACAGGGAACACAGATGAATCGCCCACTTACGAATGCTCGTCACGGCAGGTATGCAATAGAGAGAATCTTTCACAAGGATCATCTGAAAGAAGCGATTGAATGCCATCGAAAAGCGGCGCATAATGGCAAGCGCGATCCAAGTTGTCGGGCTTGCCTGGAGATGGAAGCGAGGAAAACAAAGTGAGCGATAACCATCCGCAGTGCGAAGGCCAAGGCGTGATCCTTTCAGCACCAATGCATCTAGACGAAAAGGGCCGATGCTGCGGACGTAAACCGCTTGTCTATAAATCGCGTTTCAGCACGCCAACCGGGCCGCACAGATATTGCCCAAAGTGTGACCGCGCTTACGATCTTCACGAGAACGAGCAAATTGATAACTGGGCATGGAAGAAAGTAGGAGATCAGTTCCAATGTCAGACGAGCAGGAAAGACAAATGAAGAACGATAAGATGACAGACCGTGAACGCATCCTTACAAACATCGCCGCAATCCTAGCCATCGAACTTGAGAAACTTCAGATGTTGCCAGAAGTCAGGCGGTACATGGCCAGCCCTCACTCTATTTCTCATGTCTTGTGCGAATGGGATTTATTCAACAAGAAGCCGTTCGCAAAGGGAGAGCTCGTTGTCTGTCGCACGAGCACCGGCATCCAGCAGAATCCCTGGCTTATCAGTTTCGTACATGAGCAAGGGATACCGCATGATCCTCATGGGCTGTGCCTTCGCGCAATCGGCACAGATAAACTCTGCAATTACGGCAATGAGAGTTATGTCCGAGTCGTTGGCATCCATGAAAAATTCCTATGGGAAGGCGACAAGCAAAGCGCGGCAACAAAGATTCACAAGGCGCTGCGGTCTCTGCTGAATTACGGCCATCGTTTTCGCGGCATTGAGTTCGACAAAGAGAACACTGGAATCGCCTACGTGTACATTGGCGAAGTCTTCGGTGGAGGTCTTGGCAAACAGGCGACCAAGCCATATAAGCTAACAGTCTCATTCACCAAAAAGACCACCATCAAAGCGATTGCGAAGCAGATGAAAGAGCAGGGCTGTGGTACTCGTGAGTTTGAGCCTGAAGACGGCAATACGGAAGGTCCACAGAACCCTAAGCCTATTACCAGAGACGGCCTGATTCAATCAATTGAGGCATCAGGCATTGAGTTGAAGGATTCAGTGAAGTAATGGAGCGTAACGGCCATGTCCTAATCGCGGCGCTGGAGCAATTCGAGGCAGAGTATGAGAGCACGACATGCGCAGCTTGCAAGTCTGAGAAGTGGGCTAATTCTCCGTTTTGCCGTTCGTGCTCAATCAGATTGCAGAGGGCGAATTTGATGAGGCGCTTTAACGATCTGCTGGCCGATGTGCAGCGTCAGAAGCAATTGACAGAGGAAAGCGTTAAGGACTGGGGAACGTGGGCAGGATGGCATTTACGAGCGTATTGGGGCCATTACGATCTTTGCCGGGATTATCTGATCAATGTTGCAAGGGAGAAAGCCGAATGAGAGGGATTGAGGGAGGCATGAACTACGAGCAATTTATTAAGAGCAAATCCCAAATGCAGTTCAATGACGGATTCGAACCTGTTTGGGACTGTGGGCCGCTGTTTGACTTTCAGCGATTCCTAGTCAACTTGCTTGTCAGGAAAGGTCGTGGCGCACTCTTCGCCGATTGCGGGTTAGGCAAAACTCCGATGCAGCTCGCCTGGGCTGAAAACATAGTCATGCAGACCAATCGGAAAGTATTAATCCTTACCCCGCTGGCCGTTTCCAGCCAGACCCTACGCGAAGCTGACAAGGTCGGCATTGAATGTTACCGCAGCGGCAACGGCGAGCTGAAAGGCGGCATCAATGTCTGCAACTATGAGCGCCTGCACTATTTCAATCCTGATGATTTTAGCGGCATTGTATTAGATGAGTCATCAATCCTCAAATCCTTCGACGGAACGCGCCGGCGCCAGATCACCGCGTTCATGCGTCAGATTCCATACCGACTGCTCTGCACGGCCACGGCTGCACCTAATGACTACATTGAACTAGGAACAAGCAGCGAAGCCCTGGGATATCTCGACTACAGTGAAATGCTGGCCAGATTCTTTAAAAACGAAGAGAAAATGAGCGAGGCCGAGCGCAGAGGCCGCAGAACCAGGGAAGGCTTGATTCTTCCGAAGTGGGTATTCAAGGGCCACGCTGAAGAGGCATTCTGGAAATGGGTATGCTCATTCGCCAGGGCCCTGCGCAAGCCCAGTGATATCGGATTTGATGACGGCAGATTCAATCTACCAGAATTAATTGAGAGCGAGCACATCGTAAAATCGCGCAGTCTCCCGCCGGACAAACTCTTCCATGTTGCCGCGACCAGCATCCGGGAGCAAACCGACGAACGCCGCAGAACTTTGCGAGAGAGATGTGAGCAAGTTGAAGAGTTGGTTCGCCACCGCGATGTGTCTTTGATTTGGTGCCATTTGAATGTCGAAGGAGATATGCTTAACGAAATCATTCCCGATTCCGTCCAAGTATCAGGCAATGATCCGGACGATGCCAAGGAAGAAAAGTTAAACGCATTCGCGGCTGGCAAAATTCGCCGACTCATCACCAAACCCAAGATTGGTTGCTGGGGTCTGAATTTCCAGCACTGCGCCCACGAGGTTACATTCCCTTCGCATAGCTTCGAACAGTATTACCAAGCAGTACGGCGCTGCTGGCGTTTCGGCCAGAACCGTCCGGTCACTATTGACATCGTAGTTTCTGAAGCAGAGCGCGGAGTGATGGCCAACCTGCAACACAAACAGAGAGCCGCTGACAATATGTTTATCCGCTTAGTCGCCCATATGAACGAAGCTCTCCAGTTACACAAATCAAACGATTTTCAGCAAAAGGAAATGGTGCCGGCATGGCTGTGAAAGACCAGAAAATTACCGACAAATACGCGATCTATCTTGGAGACTGCGGAGAAGTCATGCAGGCCCTTCCGAAAGAATCTATCCACTTGTCTATCTATTCTCCTCCGTTCGGCGGCCTGTACTGCTATTCCTCAAGTGAGCGCGATCTGTCGAATGCCGATGATTACAAGCAATTTTTTAAACATTACCAATTCATCGTGAAGGAGATTGGCCGGGTAACAATGCCAGGCAGGATGACAGCCGTTCACTGTATGGATATTGCCAGCGGAAACACCGGCAACGACTATCTTGTGGATTTCCCCGGCGATATCATCCGATTGCACGAGAGTGAAGGCTGGCGATATGTGGCCCGGTACTGCGTATGGAAAGAGCCACTGGCGTTGCGAAATCGAACGCTGATGAAGTCCCTATTCCATACCACCGTCATTGAGGACTCGTCTCGATGCTCCAACGCGTCGGCTGACTACCTACTTGTGTTTCGGCGCAAAGGCACAAACCCTATCCCGATTGTTCATCCAACTGGGTTAATGAACTACGCCGGCGAGAGGCAAGTACCAGCCGAATTTCTCAAATATAGAGGCCATGAAGGCTCCCAACTTGGCAACAAATATTCGCAATGGATCTGGCGGCAGTACGCTTCTGCATTCTGGGACGATATCCGCATCTGGCGCACACTGCCATTCAAGAATGCAAGGGAAGAGGGCGACGAGCAGGTACCGCACCCTCTGCAACTTGATGTGATCGAGCGCGCCCTGGCGCTATGGTCAAACCCAGGAGAAACCGTACTTACTCCATTCATGGGAGTTGGGTCAGAAGTCTGCGCCGCTTTGGTCAACGGGTACCGTGCGATCGGCATAGAGCTTAAGACCGGATACTTCAATCAATCGAAGCGTAACATCGCTTATTACTTGGAACATGGCTTCGGTGAATTAGAAAGTACCCACCATCAATTCGCAGAGGAAGAAACTGAAGAGATTCCCCAGGCCACACTTTACGAGTGAGAGATAATGCAATGACCTTCCCCTCTCCCATGCCCGAACACATCTTAGCTATAGACCGGCTAAACTCCTGGGTACGCTCAGAATCATATCGCAAAGGCCATTGGCACAGTTCACCATTCTATGCGATCTATTGGCTAAAAGGTCAAGCAATCGAATGGGCAGACAACAATCTAACCTGTCAGCATGAGCACATCAGAGCAATGGTGGTCTGTCGCGGCTGTTCAGGAACAGGAAAGTATTACGACAGCAATGGGTATACATGGCCGCATTGCCGAGCGTGTTCTAGTACTGGGCGGCATTCGCTTATGTTCGTAGAGACGCGGATTCAGAACGGGCCAACATGGCACATTCCACACCAGAAGTTTTTTCGAGGATATGGAAAACCTTCAATCCCGTGGGAGCTTGCGCGAGTGGCCGAAGACTGGAAGCCGAACCAAGTTGGCCGAGATATGACCGTGGACGAAGTAGCAAGAGATCTGAATACGGCAGAAATGTATTTCACAAAGAGGCCGCACGTTCACGAAACGGATTGGGGAGAGCGCAACGATTTCGCTTACAAGTTGTACGTTGGTAATACCGGAAAGGTCTGCGCGTTCTGCGGTGATAATGCGGAGCAATGCGGGTATGGAGTTTCATTCGGTCGCATATCGTGGACTGATTACGCTTGCAAGAAATGCGCCGAGCCGTATCCTGGAGTAGAAATTTTCAGCCGATTTCCATTGCCGATAAAGTTGATTGACTTTCCGAACATTCAGGCTTGGATTGCGCGGAATAGCACGTTGATGGAAAGACCAATAAGACATTATGTGTGACTCCCTTGTAACCAAAGTGAAGTAAAAACCATAAGGTAGAGTAGCATTACCAAGATTCCGCCGTAGCGGAAAATTCAGAAGTAGCACAAGGAGTAGTAGTTATGTTCACAGTTAAATTGAAAAAAGGTAGTTCAACCAAGATAGTCAGCGCGGACAAGGTGTTTATTCGTGCCTGCGGTAAAGACCCTCAAATTGTCGCCCCGAAGGACGCCCATAGTCTAAACATTCAAGCTATTGACTGCATTTCTGGCGTTAATGGCCTTGAAACCTATTACATTTCCCATCAACCATTGACGACCGAAAACTCCTTCGAAGTTGGCGAAGAGTTCGACTGCGCCTATATAGAAAATGCCAACGGGCAAACCACGGAGCGGGTTCATGCCAACAACTAGAATCCGCTTTCAGCGCGTCCAGCTTAAAGCCGTGCGCCGGTGGAAAGACGGTGACGGCAAATGGCATCAGCAAACCAAGGTCTTTGAGCAGACCATGAACCCGTTCAATAAAAACGAACATGGCTTGCCTAAATCTCGCTCGGAAATCGTGGCCGAGTTGCACCTTGAACGAGAGGCGTGGCTGGCAAATCCCCTGCAAGGTGGCGTCCATGCCAACCAGTAGGATTGCGCGAGGCGAAACTCAAACCACTGAAATCCATACCGCTAAGGTTGCCATCCGTGGCCAACACGCTTGGCACGCTTGGACTTCAGAGCGCCCAGAAGTGGGAGTCGGGGAAACGGAACCAGAAGCTATTGAAAATCTGGGCCGAATCCATGCCGCGATTGATTGCGGATTTTGCGGCAAGAATCTCACTGAATGCGAATGCCCTCAACCACTGTAACAATTGAAAGGAAAATGAAACATGAAAAAATTGATCCTGATTTCCATCGCTATCGTGGCGATGGTGGGAGTATCAAACGCTCAACAAACAGTCTGCTCTGGCAATACCCCGCCAGGTGGTTGCGGATATTACGATGGAGCGGGGTATTGGGTTTTCACCAAATGCTTCTACGTAGACTGCCAAAACGATTCGCTTAATTGCGGTGGCGTCGGGAGTACATGTAGCAGTGGCGACCGATGCTCGAACGGAAGCTGTACATGTTTTGGCGATGAAAACTGCGGAGATGGCATAGCTCCAAATCAAGGGGCAAAGGCCACGCCCAAACACGTAGCATGGATGCTTCCAAAAAATAAGCATCTACAGCTAGTTGACACCTGCACCACAAGTCTTGATTGCGCAAGTCCAAGCTTTCCAGATTGTGTGAATAACTCCGACTCTTTTGGAGGAGGACATTGCACCAATTTCAATACAGACTTCCAGAACTGTGGTGGCCAGGGTAATGTGTGTCAGGCTGGAGAAACTTGCCAGAGCGGTAGTTGTACATGCTTCGGTGATCCGAACTGCGGAGACGTTGCGCCAAATCTCGGAGCCAAAGTTCAACCGAAGCACATTGTCTGGGAAATTCCGAAAAACAAACACCTTCAGCCGATAACGTTTTGAAGGTTATCAGTTCCCCCGCGCAGTGCCGATAGGGTACTGCGCGGATCAATATTCAATCAAGAAGGAGAACAAATGGCCTACCATCCCTTAGCAACCGAATCAGGCGGGACAGCAGATGATCGCAGAGCAGAAGCAACTAGGATTCTGAAGATTCTGGCAGACGTTAGTCCAGACGAGTTCACGGGCAAAGAAACCGAATTTTTGGATGAGATGGAAGATAATAATCGGCCAGTGAGCGCGAAACAACTTTACTGGTTGCGAGATATCAAGGCCAAGTATGCAGAGTGATCCTCAAGAAGAAGAGACAGTAAGCCTTCATCGGATTTACTGCGAGTGCGAACGGTGCAAGGAATACAGGGAGAGCAAGGGAAATGATTGACCGCATTCGTAAACTCATGGAGTCCTACTCGTTCCACTTCCAATGTGAAGACGAACTCCAGCAATCAATTGCGGCCATGCTCACAGAGAACAAGATTGCCTTCGAGCGCGAAGTAAGAATCACCGCGAAAGACCGCATCGACTTCATGGTCGGCAACATTGGAATTGAGTGTAAGATTGACGGCGCTTTCTCCGCTGTAGTTCGACAGCTCCACCGATATGCACAGCATGAAAGCATCGGCAGTATCATGCTGATTACCACAAAGGCAAAACATTTGGACGCGCCGCAGGAGATCAACGGCAAGCAGGTAGACGTGTTCTTTATCTCAACTCGGAGAGGACTGTGAGAACATACGGAAAGGTTTCTTACCGCGAAGATCGTAAGGCGTGGCAATTAATTCTTGAGCCACATATTGCCTTGCGCCTGAAACGAGTGTTCGCCAAGGTGGACAAGTTCTCACACGGCCACCACCTGATATCGGATACGCCTGAGAATTGCCGCGATTTGATTTGGTTCATGGAACGCTACCCGTTGGAAGTAGCAGACCGCGCCAAACTTGAAGTGCAAGCCAACATCCACATGGAACGTACCGCGCTTGTGGATGATCTATTGAGCCGTCGCGTTCCTTCGCAACCATTTGAAATGGCGATTCCACCAAGAGAATATCAGAGCCTAGCAGCGAATCTCTTACTGGCTAGCCACGGCCTACTTCTTGCGGACGATGTAGGTTTAGGAAAGACCGCATCGGCAATTTGTACGTTCTCTGATCCTGCAACACTGCCGGCGCTCGTAGTCACATTGACTCACCTTCCGATTCAATGGCAGGCAGAGATTGAGAAATTCGCACCTGGGTTACGAACACACATCATCAAGAAAGGCACTCCCTACGATCTAACATCGAACAGGCGCAAGACTCGCAATCTATTTTTGCCAGATTCGTTTCCCGATGTAGTGATTATCAATTACCACAAGTTGAGCGGCTGGGCTGAGACATTGGCACCAATCGTAAAAAGTGTGGTCTTTGATGAAGTTCAGGAATTGCGCCACATGAAGAGCGGTAAAAAGACTAGCGCCAAGTATGCGGCGGCGGAACATATTTCCAGCAAAGCGCAATTTCGCATGGGATTATCAGCGACCCCGTTCTACAACTTCGGCGGAGAAATGTTCAATGTGATGAATTGCACTTGCCCTGGCGCTCTTGGTTCCCATGAAGAGTTTGTCCGCGAATGGTGCAAGCACGATTACCAAGAAAACAAATTAGCCATCAAAGACCCAAAGGCATTCGGTGCCTACTTGCGCGAAACTGGCATGATGCTACGGCGAACGCGGGCCGATGTAGGACGCGAACTCCCGGCACTGACAAAGATTCCACATCACATTGATTGCGATATCGAAGCACTGGACAAAGTAAGCCTGTCGTGCGCGGAACTGGCAAAGATCATTTTGGCGCAAGGGGAATCTTATCGCGGTCAAAAGATGGAAAGCTCTGGCCAGTTGGACAATATCATCCGGCAGGCAACCGGAATTGCAAAGGCTCCATACGTTGCAGAGTTTTGCCGATTACTCGTAGAGAGCGGCGAACAGGTTGTGCTCTTCGGATGGCATCGGGCCGTGTACGATATTTGGTTGGACAGACTCAAAGACCTGAACTTCGTAATGTATACCGGCTCAGAAAGCGCAGCCCAAAAGGAACAAGCAAAGCAAGACTTCATGAGTAAAAAGGCCAAGGGAATGATTATTTCTCTTCGGGCAGGCGCTGGCATGGATGGCCTTCAGAAAGTGTGCAGAACAACCGTCCACGGTGAATTAGACTGGTCTCCCGGAGTCATGGAGCAGAATATCGGCAGAATTTACAGAGACGGGCAGAGCGAACCAGTAGTATCGTATTTCCTGCTTTCAACGGAAGGATCAGACCCGCTAATGACTGAAGCGTTGGGCCTGAAGAAAGCACAGATTGAAGGCGTGCGAGATGATAAGCAGGAATTGCTGGAGAAACTTCAGAACACGGAAGGGTACATAAAGAGACTGGCTGAATCGTATCTGGCGAAGATGCCACAAGAGAGGCATGAGGTTTTAGTGTGATACTTCGAGCCAAGCCAAAGACAATCGCAGAACTTCCGGCGTGGGCCTTATGCTGTGACAAGATTCGTAAGATCTACGAATCTCAATCGCCAATTGAAATCGAGGTTCACGCTGAGATATTTCTGGCCGAAGTTGAATGCAGGTTTTGCGGGAGGGTTTACAAAGACAGACAATACCGCGAAGTGGTCGAACAGAAGCGCGGTGCAATTCCTGTTGAATGTTTTGAATTCGATGAAGGAGTTCAATGACCAAAGATCCATTCAAAGAACTCTGCGACCTGCTTGATAAATCAGGCGCAAGAATGTGCTTCTGTACCCTGTGCAGCCACGATCCAAAATACGGGCACTGTTACGCCTGTCATTGCGGGAACCATGTAGCCGAACCGGATTGCTCTGGAGACATCTGCGCACTTCAGGAAACTGCTCAAGATTATGGCCGACAAAAATCGGGATTGACTTCTTTGTGCTGCTGTGGAATACTTCTGCCTGTGAACTTCATTGCTACAGCCCCGGCATCGTCAGCCACGCCATCGGCGGGTATTTCCATGTAGGGGCCTTGCATCTTGACAGGTAAAAAGGCTCCTATAAAACGGGAGCCTTTTTAAATTTATGTCCAAGAAAATGTGGCGGCGAGTATACGATGATTGGAAAGAGCGGCATCCTGAAGCTAAGGACGAGACTCGCGCACGGCATGTCAGAGGGTGTATTGGGAAATTTAGCTATCAGAATTTCTTGGCAGCGATGCTCACGGCAGAGCAATTGCCAAAACAGGGCGGCATGGTCTGTATTTATTTCTGTGACATTTGCCAAGGTAATCACATCGGGAACCAGCACAAACAGAGGTTTAGGTTTCCAGTAGAGTTTGGAGAGTTGGCCGAGTAGTAAGGCACCAGCCTTGAAAGCTGGCGAATGTCGGAGCACCCGGCATACGCGGGTGCAAATCCTGCACTCTCCTCCATTTTGGCGGGCAGATCGCGAATACGGAATGGAACCTGAAATTCCATGACGTGAGGTTGTTTGCCAGCTTTTTGGCCGCCAATGTTTTGCCGGGATAGCTCAGACAGTAGAGCGCTCCTCTTGTAAAGGAGATGTCGTTGGTGCAATTCCGACTCTCGGCTCCAATTCGAATGTGGGCTCGTAGCTCAATTAGGAGAGCGCCTGTTTTGCAATCAGGAGGCAGCGAGGGCGGAACTCGCCGGGTCCACCATGAATTACCCGATTACGTAAGTCGGTAATCGGCAATGTCGGGCTGTAGCTGGAAGGTCAAGCCTACGATTTGGGATCGTAAGACGTCGTTTCGATTACGACCAGCCCGACCAAAACTTAAAACACTGCTCAATTTCACCGTTTTGACAGAGCCTAACGATTTAAGTATTGCGCTCATTTTGTCCGAAAACGTTAAGCATACCGACAACAACAGGCCATTCCTTACAGTTTTGCGCCCGATATACAACCAAATTTGACATAAATGGTATCATTTTCATGTGGATACGATGCGCCTCGACGGAATCATTGCCGATGAAGTACTCGCGGAACTGATAGACAATCCGCCGATTCCACGCGCTCGTTTGCTTGAACAGAAATTGGATATCATTCCTACCAGTTATTTCATGGAACCGAGGCCGATTCCTGATCATGTTCTTTGGGGCGAAGAGAAAGTTGCCTAGAACACCAATTCCACTTTCCAAAAGAGAGGCTTAACGCTATCTGTGGCGGCCACATTAAACGCAAAACTTGGAGTCTGTGCAAGCGTAAAATCGAAGGCGTTTGTGTTGTTGAACATAAAGGGAACCGATGTAGCATTTCCTGATAGGTTCTCTAATCCGCTGGCTACGTAATATTGTGAGTTCTGAACTCCAGCATTATTGAATATTTCATAGACTATCATGTCAAGCAGCGCTGTGTTTTGAGGAGCAATGGCGTGAGACTCGAAAGTCGTAACGCCGAACTTAAGTTTATACATTACCGAGGCGCTGCCATTTGTGTGCTGAGTCCATACTGTTATCCTGATTCCTTTCCCCGCAGCTACGGTATTTGGAGCTATCGGAGCCGTGGCCGTAAATAGGGCCACATCAGCACCAGTGCCAACAATAGCATTCCCTGGACCTTGGACATCCAAGAGAGAGATCTGGTTGCCGTTGGCCGGCACTGGAAATTTGGCATTGAGAATATTCTGGGAGTTGGCATTGATTGGGCCAATGAACTTTACTCCTGTAGCTCCACCGAGAACTGCGATATTCGTAGCATCAAGAAGAGCGATTACAACATCCGCATTGCCAGCGGCATTTCTGGCAACGAGAGCCGAGACATTATTGCCGACTCGCACGACTCCCGATTGTGCCGGCGCAGCGCTCAAATCAACAAATGATGCGCTTTGTATTCCGCCTCCGTCCCATTCGAGAACATCGGCAAGATTCCCATTAGCGGGCGCGGCTGGACCGTCGTTTGAAAGAGCGATGTCGCCGCTATTGGCTGCATTCCTAAATACAAATAGATCGCCATTGGCAAGTCTGATGGAGCCGCTTTGTGCTGGATTAGCAGAGTTCGAGAGAAAGTATCCCGCCTGAATCTGGTAGATCCCAAGACTAAGTGGACCTGAAATGTTCTGCTGGGCGTTCGCTGCTGGATTGCCGATGATAGAATTGACTTTCAGTAATTGGCCGATATCCGAAACTCCGTCAACCGTGTACTGCGTGACGTTCAATGAGCTCTGAACCACGATCTTGTAAACCAGAGCTCCAAGCCATATGCTTGCAAATCCTCCAGCATCAAGGATAATCGGATTGGCCGCTGGTACAAGTCCAGTTGAATCAGTGTAGGTAACTTGAGGATTGGTTGTTCCTGCGGCGTATGTGAAGACTTTTCCGCCTGCCAGAGGTTTCCCGTTGATGTCGAAGAACTGGATTCTTGGGACTGGTGTTAGAGCTACTGAGGCCATTTATTTTCCTTGATTTTGGGAGATGTAAGATTTAGAGTTTGGTGGATGGAATCTGAAAAAATTCTTCCCTACAAAAGGGTTCGTTTACAATGGCTGACAATTCCATTCTTATCCATCGCCCAGTTGACCCAGTAAAACTCAGGCGAGAGTGGCACTTCAGGATTCAACCATTCCTTCGCATGAAGGCCGAGATAATGCTCAAGAGCCCATTCAGCATCTCGCTAAAACATGGAGAGATATCCGAGACTGTTTATCCACCAGAAACACTTAAGCGCTTGGCAGAAATTGATGATCTGATGAAGCACGATACGGAGCAATGGCTCACTTCTTTGGGCGTTGATTTGCCGCCTTCAACTCTTTAGCCTTCGCTGCGATATCTTCTGCTGAAGCCTTATCTCCAAGAGCCTGCTTTGCCTTCGCAGTATAAAAAGCATCTTCGGATGATCCTCTGAGATTTGCTCCATTGCGAATATCTTTCAATCTCTGAGCCTCAAGTAAGACGTGACTCACTGAAGCATCTGGCCCTAGAGTGGCTTTGGCTGTGGCAATATCCTGATTGTCTGCTGCATCGCTAAGGCCGCCTACTTTTTGGCTCTGGCCTGCCTTCGCCTGATCAATTGATTCCTGAAGTTTTACAGTTAAATCCTCATCAGGTGGATGCAGATGGTTCTGAATCTCTTGCCCTAACTTCTTGCCGATTCCTGGGATTTTCTGAATGTCTTTTGGGTCAAGTTTGGACATCGGTTCGGGATGATCCTCAATCGCTCGTGCTCCCGTTCGATATGCTGCTACGTCATAAGGCTTGCCGCCTGCCTGTTCAAGTTTGTTCGCGGAATCGTAGAACTGTTTAGCAATTGCTAAATTTTCAGGATGCTGAACGCCTGGGCCTACCGGAGACTGTCTTGCTGTTTCTTGGGCTGTGGCCGCATCGTGAAAGTGCTGGATTTCTTCGGGCGTAAGATCGTCATGGATTTTGCCAATAAGATCAACGTGTGAATCTCCCGCTGCTACTTTTATGCCCCTCTGCTGAGCAATGGCCCTCAATTCATTGATTGAATAGTGAGTAAGTGATTGAAGAGCCGCTTTTTCTCCAGTATCTGCTCCTGGGAATGTTTCGAAGTCGCGTACCGGAAGAGTTGAGCCGGGTACGCCATGCTCAAATCCTTGCTGCGTGGCCTTTGGAGCCGCTACGCCTGCTTTCTTAAGGGTTTCAGTCAATGCCGCTTCGGGAGTCTTAGCCTTGAAAGGCTGCGGCGTGTTAGCGGGTGCTTCTGGAGCAGGCTGAGATTGCGCTATGGGTTCTCCGATTGGTTCCCGTTGAGGTATTGGCCCCTGCCATTGTGGTTGCTCCTGTATTGGAACTTGCGATGGTTCCGAAATGCGCACTGGAGCCCTATTGACAGGAGAGGCTACTGCCATCGGCTCTCTTTGCGGAATCGGGCCTTGCCATTCTGGAGGTTGTTGGACTGGTGAGCGCGAAGAGTCGGCCACTTGTGAAACTGTGCGGGGATTCTGATTAACAGGAGTCACGCCTACATCCCCGCCTGCCGTTTCTGGTGGACGAGGTATTCCGGTATGCTCTACTACTGTATCTTCTACTGGCTGGTAGGGCTGAGGGGCTTCTGCTGCCTCTGGTGGTACTCCCGGTACATTGGATGGCCCCATGCGGCTGAATGCTTGCTGTAGGCGCGTATTGAGCACCTCTGGGGTTACTGCGTTGGGCCTAATCAATCCTTTGATGCCGCGTACCACCTGAGATCCACCGGCACCAACTCCGACCGCATCGGCAACAAGCCTTCCACCTGGGATTAGTCTTCCAGCCGTATCGGCAATTGCAATCTTTCCAGCACCCTTGGCGACATCAAGTGCAGCCTGGCCGCGAGTAGTGGGAGCACTGGTATTCTTGGCCGCTTGCGCTTGTGCATCTCCTACCGTTTTTTCAACTTCTGAAATAGCCTTGAGCTGATCGCGATATCCTTGCTGCACATCTTCCGGAAGGTCGTGGAATGTCTGTCCTTCGCCTGCGGATTGGTCGGCATGGAGCATCAGTTTGTGTTTTGCTAATTTGGCGGCTGAACGGACAGCATCTGCTGTTGTCATTGCTTGTCCGGTTTCTGGGTCAACGGGAAGCTCTTTTGTGAGATCAATTCCGAGGTCTTGAGCCGCAGATTGAATATGAGGCGTGGCTGTGGCTGCTGATTCTCTACTCAGATTTGGCAGAGTGCGGGCTAAGGGCGGTTTGGGTGCGGGGATAATCTTATTGACCGCATTTGCAGTTGCGCGCAATGGGTTTGGTATTACGCTCCCTTCTGGAGCCATACTAGCGGCCATTGCTGCACGGACCAAGCCCTTACCCGCTGCGCCGGCAGTATCGCCCGAATCGGCCTGCTCGTAAATTCCATTAATCAATTGGCCAACCAGGGGCAACCCTGCGCCGATTGAATTGATCATCACTCCCGCGTTGTCGCCTTTCTCCGCCGCCTTTGATGCCTTCTCTTGCATGTCTACGGATGATTGGTATTGCGCCCTCGCTGCACCCTTTATCAGCCTAGCAAGCGGCATCAATGCCACATTCGCTGGGCCACCAATGCCCTCGTTGCTGGTTAAGTCTTGCCAGCTTTGATTCGCGAGAGATGAAGTTGCATTATTTTTATCAAAGTTGGGCATTGCGGTTGTAGCAAGATCTTCCCCCATATTTGCTAAATCACCGCCAGCACCCTTTAGAAATCTCGATATCGCCCCTTCTTGCACTGCGGATGGTGGACCGATCTTGTACCCATTTTCCGGTTTGAGCAGTTCGGTAACCTTGGTCGGAGGTACCCATCCTTTAGTTTTCCCGTCTGGAGCCGTCATCATCACGGCTTTTCTGTATCCCTTTCCATTGTTCAAAACGTCCGACAGTTGGGACGTTGGCACGGTGCCGAGCGTCTGCTTCCCATCCTTATCGGGAGGGCTGTAGACGTAAACCGGAGGATCGCTGTTCTGGGGCTGTTGAGTTTCGGTCATGCTATTGATTTATGGGAGTGAATGCAGGATCGAAGCCACTGTTGTTGGCTGGCTGAGTTTGTTTGGGTTGCGTCGTTTTCTTGGCCTTTGGAAGCATCGCCACATCCTGCATGTAGTCCACTTCGGAATTGACAGCCGATTTCAAGGTGCTGGCATTCATTTTCCCGGCATTGGCCAAGTCTTCGAAGTGCTCCAGCATGAACGCACCGCCTCGGCTGCCGACATGGGCCTGCATCAATTTCGTATTGGCCAGACCCATCTTTGCCCGAAGCGCCGTAAACTCAGGATCGCCAGCGCCGACCTTGCCAGCCATGAAATCGTTCCATCTGGAAGTGACAACACCGAGCTTGTTTTCTTTGTCCATTTTGTCTATGAGTTGTGAAATACCCATCGTCTCAGGCGTCTGGCCTTGCTTGCTGGCTAGAGTTAACCAGTGGCGGGCCGCTTCAGACTTATTTTGCAGATCGGCATCCGCTTTGCTGAGTCCGGTAAGTCCCATTTTATCGGCATCGGATTTTGATACGAGTACTCGATTACCGTCCGCATCGGTGCCAACTACAGGCTGCATTCCTAGCGTTGCATGGCGATCTTCAGCGGCCTGCTGAGCCATAGTTGCCGTCTGGCTGCGAATCGCATTGACAGTGTCCTGCTGGGCCTTTGTTCCCACCGCTTTCTCGTGCTGTTCAAGAGACTTGTCGATGTCCTCGTAATCTTTGCGTGTGGCGGTCGCTGGCAATGTGTAAGCATCTGGCAACGGTTGATTTGGATGCAATATATGCCAGCGACTCGTAAGGCCATCGTTGAACTGCTTGACTTTATCGGCACCAAGTGGAGGGGATTTTGCTTCCACCTTGGTCTCGTTGATCTTCGCCAAAGCCTCAACTGGAGTCAATGGCTTATTAACCACTGGCTGCATCTGTGCCGGATTATTCGGATCAGCATTAGGAATGGGTTGCGGCTGATTCTGTCCCGGCATTGCGTTCGGTATCGGCTGAACATTTGCACCCGGATTCGGCCTTACCAGTTTCCCGCTTTGAGGATCAATTGAAATTCCGCTTCTCGCCATCAATGATTCTGGCGTTATTGCAGGCATTCCCCCCATGCCGATAGGGATAGGCTGCTGAGGTTGAACTTGAGGTGCCTGAGTGCTTGGTGGCTGAACTTGTGGAGGTTGTGCTTGAGGTGATAGCGGTACTTGTGGCACCTGGTTTGGGGATGCTGCTGCTCCGGGTGCTGGAGGTTGAGGATTGGTAAGAGAATTGTAAACAGCCATATCCACCCCGCCAGTATTCTTGGCCCTGGTTTCTGCGGCTGCTACCTCTCTTTCTTTGATGGCCTGTTCTGCTTGCTGTTTACCACCTTGATGAAGAGCCATTTGAGACTTCATGGCGTCATCTCCGGGATATTGCTCTGGTGGAATTTGACTCGGATCGTTAATCCCGTACATGGCAGGATTCTGCAAAAGTTGCTGCCTGCTTTGCTGGTAAAGAGCCGCTTTTTTCTCTGCCGGAGCATCCACTATGGGCTTGATCAGTCCGACCAAATTATCATTCTGGGTAGCTTGGTTTTTCAATTGGTCCGTTGTCAATGCAGCAGTCTTAGTCTTAACGTCCAGCGCATGGGCCTGTAGTTGAGTCACCATCTGCGGAGAAATGCCAGCCTTGACGGCTGCTGCAATACTCTTGTCGAAGTCTCCGTTGTTATCCTGAAAAGCCTTGCGGAAAGTATCTGAATCTTGCTGCTGTTGCTTCGCCTGTTTGATCTGAAGTTGTTGTAATTGCTGCTGGCCAGCCTGAAGTTGCTGATTGCCCATTAGGCTTTTGATGGACAAGGCTTGGGCGTACTGATTCAGTGGGCTTTCAGGAGCCTTTACGGCCAAAGCAGGCAAGGGAATAGAGCTCATTAGACGTTACCTCCACCGCTAGATGATTGATTCTGGTTCATTAGAGCGTAAATACTGGCCAACCCTCCAAGATTGCTGAAGGCATTGGAATAAGCATTCCCAGCACCAACATATCCTGACGCTCTCGCGGCTCCTGCATTGTTCAAGTTTTGCCCGATCTGATTTCCTGAAGTCATCAAGATATTGCCCACATTGTTAGCGGTACTTCCCGCCGCCGAATTCAATTCTCCCGCTGCTACTTGACCACCTCCAGAAAGAGCAGAGAGCCGATTAAATACGTTCGCTTGCTGCTGCTGGAATTGATTGTACCCTTGTTGATATTCGGTCAGAGAGCGGTTGTATACATTTCCGTACTCGTTTGAGCCGTAATCCTGTCCGTACCTCTGAAGTGCTTTAGCGGTACCTCCACCAAGTACACCGCCACGCGCTGCTGCTGAGTTCTCAAGCGCTTTCTGCCCTTCTTGCAGTCTGAATTGAAAGCCTGGATCATTTTGCTCTGTGACGTTTGTTGGAGCAACGAATTGCTTTCCGTAACCAGCGAGCAGAGAGCCGAAATTCAGGCCGCTGAATGGATCATTAGGATTGCCGGAATCTGGCTGAGGTGTTCCCGGAGTACCCGTTGCCGTTGCTCCTGTACCCGGATCAACAGTTGGGCCACCATCTTTATTTTGGCCGCCACCTGTAAATGTCGGATCGCCAGTCAGTCCCGGTCCACCTCCAATCAGACCTCCACCAGTGGGCGGCCCTTTCTGATCTCCGGTTGCTACGCCTGAAGCTCCCTGAGTAGTAGGGCCACCACCAAAGGCTGGTGCATTCCCGGTCTGTCCAGAAAGAGCACTCATGTTTGATATAGGAGCACCCGTTGGCACAGCGCCGGCAGGAATAGGCTCAGCAGCATTCGGCGGCATCTGTCCTGGTGCTGCAGCGTTCGTACTTGCGGGATTTTGAATGGACGCAGGATTAGGGATTGCCGACATGCTGGCAGGATTGGGAATGTCACCGCCCGCTGCTGTCGGTTGCATGTTTGAGACTGTCGGCATGACGCCGGAAGGCACACCATTTGGCGATAGTGCGCTTATTGAAGATTGCCCAGTGGGAACGTTAGGATTGGCCGCATTCGGAAAGTTTACGTTATTGGCTGAAGGGAAATTCCAGTCTCTACCGAATGGCGATTGGCTTCTGTCGCCGATGCCCAAAAGATAAGACAGATTGCCCAGCGCACCTCTGCCAGCCTGAAGCCACGGAGCAATATTCTGTTGCTGCGTACCGAATATCTGCCGCTGAAAATCAAGAGCGGCTTGCGCATCTTGGTGCTGAAGATCGGCTGCATGATTTGCGGCCTGTACTTGGGCATTGGCCGCTTTATTGGCAGAATTTGCGCCAAAGATGCCACCGACAATGGAGCCGACACCGCCTAGTGCGAGAGCCGCTACGGGCATTTTAATTTACTCCTGACTGTGGTACGATTTGGGGCATGGCGTATGGAATATTGCCGTTGGCCATCAAGTTCATTGAATTAGATGATGATCTTCTGGATTGGCCTAATTGCTCCGTGCCAGATTGTGAATTCAAATCATGCTTACGTCTTAACTCGGATAAATGTTATGCGCACACTTGCTTGCTGCCTTTACCATGCAGTCTGCCGCGATATGAGGATTGAATACCGATGCCAAAAATAATCCTGCGATGGCTTCATCGAATTCTGGGTTTCCACTATGGGGCTGCTGTCATCGAGCAATCTCCGTTTACGTGTCACACTCATGTGCTCACTCAGATTTGCAGTTGCGGAGAACAGCGTGAAACATGCGTCTATCTCGATTCTGGCCAGTCTGTGATCCCCTACGAATACCACTGGAGCGCGCGATGAGCATATTTGACTTTGAGGAAGACGACGTATTGCAAGAACCTTATCAACTGGTGATGCGCCGGATTTCTAGAAATGACGCAGCAGAACTTTATGATGTTCTTGATTTGATCGTTGTCGAGTTCGAATCAGATCCACATAGCGTCCAGTGCTTCGATTTGCGCATTGTCGAAAGATCCAAATCTATTCGCAATAAAGTGCGTGGATGGTAGCCGTGGACATGGAAGAAAGCGCCATTGGTGATTTACGAGAACGCGCACGAACATTCCAATTCATCTGTAAGTTGTGCGAGTTGCCCGGTGTTGACTGCATGGCTACACGAGAATTACCCGGCATCAGCACTGGAGACCTGTTTCATTCCGATTGCGCCGAACAGGTATGCATTCCCGATGAACACTTACGCTGGCCCGGTCGCCGCCCCATCCCAGCGGTTGCACGGCTTGAAGGATTCATTCGCGGGAGCCGTCATTTCGACACGCCAAGTAAAATCACATCGTGAAGCGTTCCAGTTTTCATAAATGACTTCGGGTTAACTCCGTACTGCTCCATCCCGTTCTGCTTTGCATATCTCAGCGCAATCCGGTTGTACTCTGGTACCTCGGTTGTGATCCTCCTGCACTCTGTATTGGCGAAAATCCATTCATGGCCGCCTCGCCCTGCATCCTTGATTCTTGGCCCCCATGCACTCGGTAAAAAGCACGTGTGAACTTCCCAGCAGATGGCATTGTGGGGAACCAGCGTGAAGACTCCTAAGACTTCTTCGCCATCTTTGACCAGAAGATAAAAAACTGCATCATTTTCAATCGGTACCCAGTCTTCCCGTTTCGGGCTGAAGTCATCGGCCACATGTTTGTAGACTTCGGGATGAGACACAATTGAGCGGATGAGGTTATAATTTTTGGTTCTTTCGAAGCTTAGTGGCATGGTAAGATTTCAGGTGCAGAATAGGCTGACGCCTCCGGGCCTACATCGAGAGCAGGATCGGTTCTCGGTTCTGCCTTACTTAGCCGTCCAAACTCCAGTCGCATTGTCACAGACATACAGGCTTGTCGTAGTGGTTCCATCGGTGCGACTGTAGAGGCTTCCGCCCTTCGCCACAACGCATGTTCCTGCCGCTGGTACTCCGGCTCCTGAAGTCCAGCAAACATTTGCGCTCATGCAATGCCCCGTTGTCGCGTTCACTTGCCCGGTTACATCCAAGGCAAAAGCAGGAGTTTTCTGGAGAATGCCGACTCTCTTGGATGAATCAATCGTTAACGCCGGGCTACCGGTTGAATTTGCATTGTTGATCAGGAATCTTCCGCCACCTGAAGCGTTTCCGTTGTCGCTGCTTCCGAGACACCATGTTCCACCGCCAGCCGCGTTGTTAACCAAGCAATGCTGCATGGCGAGTGCTGTACCTGGCTCTGCTCCGCCGACCGTCAAATCAACAATCGGAGCCGTATTTGTTACGCCCAGAAACTTGTTGGTGTCATCCCAGAACAGGCGAGTACTTGCGTTGAATGTCGTACCACCGTTGAATTGAACTTGGCCCACTGCTCCGGCTGCTACTTCTTGCGCCAGAGTCGCTGCTCCAGATAGATCCGTGAATGCTAGGGTGCAGTCAATATAATTCGTCCCATTGCCGCAAGGAACATGCCGCGAAGGCGCAAGAGAGTTGATCCGCAAACCTGTTCCGGCATCAAAGATGTTCGCCTTGATTGTCCCTCTGTCGGTCACAATCGTATTGATTCCTGAGTTTAAAAATGTCAGTCCGCTGAGATTTCCTGCAAATCTTACATTGGTCACGCCTGCATCAAACTGAATGTCAGTGGTTGGTACACTTGGCCCTTCCAGTGCGCGAAAAGCATCTATCTGCACATCATCGGAAGCATTCGTTACCCAGAGGTGAAAAGCGTCCAGGGTTGGAACTTTGCGCGAATTGTCGGTATCAATGTGGACGTGGGTGCTGTTGTCTACTACGTAAGCATGGCCGATCAGCGACACCGTTGGGGGTGCCGAACCTGGAGCGGAAAATGAAGTGAGGCTTACCAGTGTTGTCCCGCTGCTGGATACCGCAACATTCTTTTCGAATCCCTCTGTTCCACTGGCCCCGTTTGTCGGCGTAATGTAAATGTTGGCACTCGTAACCAAGGGTGCGTCTGTCGGAGCAATCGGAAGGGTAAATTGTATGGTCAAGTTTCCGCCTGCCGTTGTTTGTACCAGAGATTCAGGGCTCGCGGTTGATTCGAGATTTATCGCGGACGCATTGAACTGCCGAACCCATGTGTACTTGAGAAGATAATTGCCTGCCGGGATACCCCCGCCAGCCACAACCGCAGCCGCTGGGAAACTGGCTGGAGCGGATGGCGCTCTGTGAAGCATCGCTTCCGCATCTGAAGCCTTGATGCTTACGTTTGTGGCTCCCATGATGTGATAACCAATGCCGTCCGATTCAGCCGCGCATCCGTCACAGTTCCAATCGGCCCCAGTGTTTACTAGGAAGCCTTCGCCGACATTCGTAATCGAATAGCATTGCTCACAGGTTACTGAGACAGGATCAAAGAAGTTGAAGCCAATACCAGCGGCGAGAACCACTTTGACGTTATGCAGACTGGAAAGAATCGGCGTGTTCATGAATATTCCACCAGAAGCTACGTTGCGAACCTCAATATCTTCAAGACGAAGATTCTCAATATTCGACATGTTGTTGAGGTCGAACGACAGGCCGCCTCCAAATATCCCGTTAATTCCTGGGCCACGAAACGTCATGCCTTTCAAAAGAAAGTGATTCACATCCAAAAACCGCAGCGTCCGGGAAGAGTAAGAGCTATTGTTCGGAATGATTACGGTGCTCTGTCGCCCGTCTCCGATCATTGCCCTCATGGCCGGCTGATAAGTAAGTGGAGTGTTGACATTGTTCACCACATAAACGCCGTGCGGCAGGTAGACGATTGGAGAAATATTAGTACTGTCGTTGATGGCATTCTGAATGAACAGCGTGTCATCTTGCGCCGGATTCCACCAGTACACCTCTGAAATATTCGTCGAGGTTCCCGGTGCTGGATCATTCAAGATGACCTGAGTAGGGCTGATCACAGATACAATACTTGACCACAACTGGCAAACATCGGAGCATGAACCTGAAATCAGAATGTTTCTTCCCACATCGGACGCCGTGAAAGTATCAAAATTTGAATCGCTCAACGTGAAAGTAGTTGAGCCGCTTGTCATGTGGCCAGAGTAAGCCTGTTTGCCGGTTCCTGTGAGCGTGTTTCCGTAATTCCTGATATCCCTGACTGGCTTATTGATCAGGTTGGTTACCCAGTCGAATTTCTGGTTCACGAGAGATGGAGGACGGTTTTTGATATTTGTCAGCCAATCGACCTGTTGGCAATTGGCGCAGATGCTCAACATCAAAGCCAGAAAGAGAGTTCTCATTAGAATCTGTAATAAACCTCAACGGTATCGCCAATTTGAGGTATATAGCCTGCAAGGCACGTTACCTTATTCCCGCTAACCGTAATGCCGACTCCGATCTTGATCTTCAATCCGTTCCAAATCCACCAAAGGCTTGAGACTGGATTCGGGTTTTGCGCGAGAGTGAAGACATTGTTTACTCCGTCAATATTTCCGGTAGGGGTCTCAGGATCACGGAAAGAAAAACTCGTTGTTCCCCCTCCAATTCCAGCCCAGAACTGAAGCCATTCACGAGTAGGGAGACCGTTCGAATCTATCATGGGGCTGCGATATGGGACTGGCAACTTTGCCATCTATGCACCCTTGCCAATCTGCTTTTGGAGTCTTTCTTGCGGCTGGAAATCGGTAGCAGTCAAGTCGGCATCAATGATGCGAAGCGGAATGGTCTCAGTGAATGTCAATTCCCAAACTCTCCCGCGAGTTCCCCAGCATCGTCCCAGTCTCCCAAACTTTCTTGCCCTGTGGAGATAATCACCAATCTTCCCGATACTCAGCCAATTCTCGTTACTCCACGTTTTCGCACCATCGTTTGACCATCTGAGCATGATTTGAGGGTCTGAACCTTGGCCGGATTCGAGGGCTAAACCCATTTCAATTTCAAACTCTATGCACTGAAAAAACATCCATTTTCCAGCAGTACCAACATAAGGAGAACGGCGTACTCTGCGGATCGCCGTGCCATTGTTTCCGCTGTTGTCTGCTGAATCGGTGGCGAATTTCCAGCCACCAAGGCCATTCGATACCGGGATGGCCATCTGGTAAATTACTCCGCTTGTTGGATCTCCAACTAGATGCTTGTCGAAGGCATAGACATGAGAATTGCTATGATGGGCATCGAAGGTTGATCCATTCCAATTACCGCGCTCATGCCAGGTTCCGTTCGAAACATCGTAAACCCATGTCTTATTTGCGGTCGGAAACCTGAGTACCCAAAACGAATGCCCTTGATCTTGATAGGCATAACCGACAGCATCGGCCACGGTTGAATAACTCTGCCATGCGGTCTCAATGGCATAATTGCTCACTCTCGTAGGATGATAACCGTCTGCCTTCCATGCGATTCTTGCTCCTCTGTCATCTCCACCGATCCAATAGATGCTATTGTCCAAACGCACAGGGCTGAACTGGGCCGCAATCCCCTGCTCAATGAAACCGCCTGGAGTCACATCGAATGGAAAGTCAGAATTTCCCGAATCGTAGTAAGGAATTGTTTTCGTGTTGCCGAATAGCCAAATTTCCCGATGGTCAATCAACATCGCAATTATATTGTCAGGAAATACCGATACAGTTGTCTGACTCAGTAAATCCCACACTGTGCAATCAAGTAATTTTGAGACTTGATAACTCTGAGAATTCTTGATTAGAGCGACAAAGAAACCATCGGCATAGCCGACCATTGAGACAAGTCCGATGAAGTTTGCAGGATCAATAGGAGCGAAAACATTTGTTGTGAGGTTGAAGGCGTATGTTGCTCCACTGCTGGCAATCATAATCTGTTTCGCGCTGGACGCTATCGAAACAGGATTACCATCGTTAGCCAGATTATTTCCGCGAGCAACACTGGTTCCATTCGCGAACACTTCAAAGAATGTTCGGCCAGCAACGGCGAACAATCTCCCATTGATGGTGTGCAACCCCCAACTGCGAAGCGGCGCATCGGACAGAGTGGCAAAGGCTTGAGTTCCTGGAGTCGGTAGCAGGATGAAAGAGCTTTTCCCCTGCTGGCTCTCGTCTGCCTCAAGGTAGAGGTTCATCGTCAGCTGGGCATTAGCATCCAGTGACTGCGAAGCGTAAGATTGTCCACAGAATCCGAAGCGGGCCAATTATCTACCTACCGAGTCGGTGAGCCAATTATACCGGCCACCACCGTTATCCAATCCCGGATCGCATCGCAATTCCACGATGCCAATATTGGATGATTTGATCCTGGCCTTGCTTTCCGAAGCCAACTGTAAAGTAAGTTCCGAAACATTTCCCGGCCATTCAGCCGCCAAGCGAACAGAGAAGTTGTATTTGATTGCCTCTGCATAACCTGGTGGAAAGGTGACATCAACCGTCAAATCGGCGAACTGTGTTAATTGCGCCCACCCACCGATGATGGTATTAACCCCGATATTGGGAATCGGGAAGTAACTCAAGCTTCGAAGCGGGAAACCGCCGTCATCGTACACCCCGAATGGCAAAGATCCAGATGTCAGTTTTACCGGAACGCCCTGCCATTCTGTATCCGTGTACATCTTGATTGGCAACTCAAGAGGCAGAGCGGGATTTGCAAGATTCACGATGCTCACATAATCAATCCTTGGAGGACGAGCAGTATTGAAGTCTCCTCCGACCCCAAGCGTGTACGTCTGCTTCCCAGAAAGCAGAGAAAACGTCAAACGATTCAGAGTGAAGACCATCAAATGCTCTGCACCCCATGCATCAAGCATTTGATTCAATATCACTTGGGCATCTGCGGATTCAGATGCCCCAGCGGTTTCTCCGCTTGCCAAGGCTCCAATGAGCCTCAACGCGGAAGCTATCAGATCGTTGCCGGTCATGCGTTAATTGGCTTTCTTTTTGCGCTGCTTGATCCACTGACCAGATTCATCCATGAAGGACTTCATCTGTTGCGATGTCATCGGGGTCAAGAAGGTATAGACATCGCCAATCGTTTTGATGTCCTGCCGACCGAAAGATTGCAGGAACTCAATGTGCTCTTCGGTGATGTTATTTTGAGCGGCAACGCCGAGTGCAACCTTCCAGTTAGCTCCCGCTGCGGCCTGCTTGATTTTGGTAGCGTGGTTCTCTTCGGCGCTTGGCGCAGTCACGATGCCATGCTTTGCAGGAGAATCTTCCCATCCATCGCCCAGCATGATTTCTTCGTCTTCGCTGTTCACCAAGACTGGCGCAAGCGTGGCATGGTATTTGTATTTCGGATATTCCTCTCGAACCCACGGAGACTCGATGTATTCTCCATCCTTGAAAATGTGGGAGTTTTTGCATGGATTAGGTATCTGGCTCCATGCGTGGTCAACCGGCAAATTGGTAGTACGGGCCATTTGTAATTTCTCCTATTAAATTGAGAGCGCCATTAAGACGCTCTCGGTGATTAGGTGGTCTGTGATTCCTGTTTCTGGGCTTCGGCGAGATTCGCTTCGGCGTTGAGTGTCTTCTGGTGTGCTAACTCCACGGCGCTAGGACTGGCCGGGAATGCTACAGGTGCCGGAGATGAAGGTATCTCAGGGTTAGCCGATATTGCCGTTGCGGGCTGGGTTGTCTGGTCTGGATTGAATGCGCCTTCCTGTGAGCCCATAGGCCAGTGACCATTCTCATTGAAATACGCCACTTCTTCGGCAGTTCGTGTTGGTTGCAGTTCGCCCGGAATTGTGGGCTGTACTTCCCGTGCCGGCGAATCGAACCAGCCTTCACCGAGGGCCGCTTCCTCGTCGGCATTGTTTACGGTCACCACGCTAGTCCCGTACTTCACTTTCGGGTACTCCTGGCGAAAATACGGCACGGCGACATAAGACCCGTTGACATAGACGTGTGTTTCAGAATGAACGCCTTTGCTTTCATGCATAAAAACTCCTTATTTCGATTTTTGATTGAATCCTGCTCCTGATGCCGCTAGTTCTTCAGGTCATACCGCAGATCGCGGAGAGTGATGGTGTTAGAAGCTCCCGCCGACAATCCCTGAATCACAATGGCATTGGCAACCGTGTGGTCATAGGTGCTCGATGTGGCAGTGTTGTTGTCCAGATACCGCCCTACAGCATTCGCAGCCGCGGCCAATGGGATGTCAAGAGCGCAATGGGCCTCATCCGTTCCCGATGCTCCCACAACGGCAGTCTTTACCGTGAACGTAAAATGTACAGGAGCAGTCACCGCGTTAGTGATGGCGGCAGAGGTGCATGTGGCCACTGTAACAGCACCAATTTTCACAGAAAGAGCCACGGTCGGGGTGCCTGTAGTGTTGATGTTGGTAAGCCATGCTTCACCCTCAAGAGTCTTGCCAGCTATGTTCATCAGGCCAGCATTGATGGTGAAACTTGATCCGGTTATCGTGGTCAAAGTGTTGATGGTTGTTGCCGCCTGGGCTCCGGCCAAAGAATAAACGTTTCCCACTACGCTGATTTGCGACCCTGAGACCTCAGAGAACGATGGAACCACCTGAACAGGTACCCACCAATCACCGACCGCTGAAGTAGTTGGAGCTACGCCAGTAGGCAAATTGAATGAGGTCACCGAAGCAGTTCCGGCAGGGAAAAACAACTTGGTAGGCAACGGATTGATTGCTACCCACACACCGCCAAGGCAGTTGTACTGCAATCCGCTGGTGATATTGATTGTCGGCAAAACTACCTGATTGGCTGCTGTGCAGGCTCCAGCTTGTGGAAACGACACGTAGTAATTAGGCGGCCCAATATAGGTTGTCGTGCCTGAAGCGTGAGCAGTAGATCGGGTTCCACCATATCCACGAATGACGCCAATGGTAGTGCCGGAAATTGACTGGACTCCCAGTGCTTCTTGGTCAATGAATACGATGCTGGCAATTGCTCCATTGTTCGGAGCGACAAAACCAGTGGCTGAGGCAACGACGATTGACTGATCGTTCAATCCTACAGCAGCCGAAACGGTTGTTGATTGCAGAGTGGCCTGACCAAATCCAGTTCCCGCCAAAACCACCAGTAGACAGAAAAGAATGATTGCTTTCACGTGTTTCATAAACTTTGTTCTCCTGAAGTGTGAATAAGAGGGGCGATTGCGCACCCCTCTTTGGATGGTGGTTATCTAGCTATCCCGCTATCCTACAGCAAAGTTCCGGGTAAATCGGCGCGAAACCGTACAGGATGTCTGTGCGGCATGGCAGGCGGTCCGTGTTGATGTCGTAGGCGCGGACAAGGCGAAGGCTCAATCCAAGTTGCTTGTCCGATACCCTGTTGTTCATATCGACTCCCTGGGGCATCATGAGATCGGCAACGCCCATCGTGAAGGCGTCCCGATGGAACACGAGACCTTGAGGAGTTTGGGTATTGGCCGCGCCAAAGACAGTGATTGCAGCGGCATTGGCCGGAAGTGCATCCACGGTCTGGAAGGGGCCAGCAACGGTCAGAGCGGGCGAGATAGAAATGGTTCCCGTTCCATCCGCAGCCGAAGAGAAATCAGCCGTCGCGACAAACTGGCGAAGTGAGCCAGTGGATTGCCGATTCTGAGGGTTCACCGCATTCACATTGGCAATCGTGAATACATCGCCCTTTTTGAGCCGGGAAGCCGCAGCAGCCGTCCATCCAGAGGTCAGCAAAGAGGTACCTGTCTGTCCGGCACCGCTTACCAGAGGTGTACCGCCAAGAGGCCCAATCTTATGGGTGCGCAGGTTCTGATCCATGTACCATTCAAGACCAATGGACATCCCGATCATGCCCTTTTCGTACTGTTCGCGGATTTTTTCAGAGGACTGAAACAATCCCTTGAGAGAGTCCACGATGGCAGCATTCATGGCAGGAGTCATGCACAGGCTGCGCTCATCCAAAGGAGCCGCTTCTTCGTTCAAGCGCTGCTGTGCCTGAAGATAAGTCAGCAGTGCGTTGGGCGTAGTTCCCGGAGTGCCGATGGTGTTGTAAACCGTCTGGTAGAGCAACGAGGCATCAAAGTCTACCTTGTTGGCAATGGCCGCGATGGCAGGCTTGATGAATTGGCGGCTGAAATCGTTGATGCTCAAGGTCAAATCGACCGTGGTGAAGGCGATGTCCACGTGGAATTGAGTGGTGAGTGTCAACGGTACGCTGGTCTCGGTCGCATCTTCAATTGAGAGCGCAGATCCAGTGGTACCGATGTAACGGGGCGGTTTGCGTACGTTGATGGTATTGCCGATGACTGCGCCCTTTTTGGCGAATTGATCATCGTAGTCGCGGTTGATGTGCTTGGTCAGAGTAAGATTGTTCTCAAGCACCCGTACGGCTTCTTTGGTGATGATACTGGAAGTTAAAAGGGTGTTCACTTAAATTCTCCTGAATTTAGCGGACGCCTGGATAATTCTTTTTGTACCATGCCGTGTATTCAGACATGCTCATTTTGTCGAAATCCGGGACGCTCGCATTGGTTGAGGAGCCGCCCACTGGAGCTATAGGCTCAGGTGGAGGACTCGCGGCCTTTGTCTTTGGGGCTTCAACTTTTGCAGGCTTAGGCTCTTCGGCCTTCGGCTTTGGTTCCGCTTTGGTCTCTTCCTTTGGATTATTCTGCAAGGTATAGGCAATGCGGCCAATTTCGGCCACTGCGCGGAGAGTGGTCATCTTGTTGAGTTTTTCTGCTACATCTGAATTGGTAGCGATGTAGTAAGAAACTTCTGGGCCATTCTCCAATTCATAGATGGCCATAATTGCTGCTTGCGGGATATTTACACCGGCTTGGGCTGCCTCAAGCAGTTTCTCTTCAAGATCAGGGATGTCGGATTTGGCTTGCTCGAATCTCTTGTTGTAACTGTCGAATGTTTCCTGGATGCGCTGATTTTCTGCGGCTTGATCAGACTCCTTGGATTGTTTCTCTGTCAGGGCCTTGAACTCTTGCCGCGCTCTCCATGCTGCTCGCGCATCAAGGTACTCTTCATAATCGGTGAAGGCTTCCTTCTTGGGCTGTGGATCATCTTCGACTACTGGTTTCTTTGGCTCTTCCTCGGTCGCCACAGCGGGCACAGCCCCCAAGCGTTCCTTGCCAGCGCGAAGATTGCGATTCTCTTCAAGAAGTTCGTATTTTTCTCTGGTCAGTTTGTCGATACGGCGCTGCCAGCCGCCTTTGCCTTTGTCTTTCTCGGCTTCTGCTCTTTCTTCTTCTGTTTCGTTGGCAGCCTTGGATTCTTTTGCAGGCTTCTCAACTGCTGGAGTTTCTTTGACTTCTGGTTTGGGTTCTTCTTTTACTTCAGTCGCTTTGGGCTCTTCAATTCCCAGAGCTGCGTTTACTTCGGCTTGTGTATCCGTGGAAGAAACAATGGTAATTTCATTCATAATATCGCTCCTTTAAGCTGATTAATTCTTGGCCTATTAAAATGCCGACCAATGGGCGTGATTTATAAGTCCTGATTAATTTGTTTTGGAGTTACTGAACCAAGCAAGCGGTCATGTTGTCGCACCAAGGCAGGGTATGCCCGAATTGTGTTCCAGCCTGAACCGCGTTGAATATGTGTATCGTTTGCGTCGGTGGATTAACCACATGCACGATCTGCGCTGGATAGCTTATCGTCTGAAGAAAACGAGAACCGATAACGGTTACTGACTCTCCTCCATCCACCCAAAGCGGAGATTGCTGAGTTGCTTCCAGTTCCCCGCCTATGAATTGAACAGTTCGCATGTTCGAAATGTAAGCGCAAGCCTGAAAGGTTGCTCCCGCTCCCGATACTTCGGCATCACAAGCCAGATTGTTAAACTGAAAGGTTTCAGATCCTCCGCTTCCCTTGGCAAATACTGAAAAGGACGTTTCTGTAGTTGGGGCAGTGTAAAGACGATTGAATTGACCGCTCCCACCATTGCCCACAATCTGGTATTGACCGCCCGTGACATTCACGTCATCAAGTTCAATCACGCCGACCGCACCGACCATCCCAAGGCCGATGAGATCATGGCCTAGAGGCCCATTGCCAGTCCCTCCAGCATCAATGTATAGAGTCCTCGCACTGCCAATGAACGAGTTGTTCCAGAAGTAATCTGCTGCTCCAGTGTTCAACGCAATGTGCAAGTTGTTCTGCTGCCATCGGTTTGTTTGGTACCAGTAGAGACCGCCTCCGAACCCCGTTCCTGTGCTGATTACGAGGTCTTTAAGTTGCACATTGTTCAGCGCGGCTGCAAATGTGGCGTTGCGAAAAAACAGGAACCCGTTAGCATCTTTGCTCTGAAAGTCGCAGAACACGTCAAAGCAGTTTGCAAAGTTCAAAAGGGCTAAAGTGTTGGCATCTTTTACGAGTTTCGCCGTTGGAGGAGTGAACCCGGCATCACTCGTATAGAGCGCGATGTTACTTATCTTTGGGCTGTCAATCGTGCATTTGCAGGCGTTGGTCAGAACTCCAGCATCCGGCCATGATTGCAACGCTGGTCCGATGGTCACATCCTCGGAATCTTTCTTCAGTAGGGTGCCGGTTGCTGCTCCCGAGGCGGTTTCTACGCCAGCCACGAATAGGCGAACCGTTGAGCCATCCCACGAACAGGCAACATGCGCCGTGGTTCCTACTGTGAGACTGCCGCCGTTGACCTGTACCATCCCGTTGCTCGTGTTGATTTTGCAGGTTGGCACCGATCCCACAAGAAGCAGACTGAATGCCTGGGTAACTGGATCGGATTGAGCGAACCTGCCCGATGATCCCATGATCATGCCCGTTGCCACGGCGCTAGTGTTTACGAATGCCTCTAACGTCAATTGCGTGAGGCCATTCATAGCGTTCAACTCTTTGGTGTCGAGAGACAAATTAAACCAGTACGGATGAATGCCATCGAAGTTGAGAGCATTCCCGCCGCTCGTGGTCAATCCAGCAACCAAGGGAGCTGATACCGTGCAGGTCGTACCTTGTCCGCAATACCCTTGCGCTGGGCTTGGTCCGATCACGAGGCTTGGCCCGAATCCCCAATTCTCCCGAAATCCGCATGACTCCGATCCGCTGCCAGGTCCACCAAAAATCACGTTGCCGGTTGCAATATGCAATGGCCGCGAATGAAGCGTATAGTTCCCGCCTGGGACACAAAGGAATGGAGGTTTCCGCGCTGCTGCCCCGCCTGTCAATGCCAGCGCGTTCAAGCCTGCCTGAATCGGGCCGTCTGAATTAGCGAGGTCTGCCGCTCCGTACCAGTCCCACCAGATCGTTGGAACGTGCTGAAATACCACATTCCCATTGGTGATGTTTACGATTCGCTGCTGAGGTTGCGCATCCACATTGCCATTTATGAAAAAATTAATATTGGCTGCTGGAGCAAGAAGAGCACCGTTCCACATCTTAAGTGAAACGTTAATCGGAATAGTGCAGGCTGAATTTAAATTGAACTGAACAGGACGAAGTTCAAGAATGATCTTGTTGCTTCCCCACAATGGACAGGCTGCAAAGGTCTGAACTGTGAGGTAATCAGCGACCACGGTTCCATTGCCAGCGAGTGCGGCAATTGCATTGCTGATTTGAACATCAGCGGTTGCGCCCGGTTGGGATGAGGAATTGATGCTCTGTCCGAAAATAGAAGAGCACAGGATGGTACATGCTGAGATCAATTTAATTATCATTGCTGAATATGGCTACTGCTGAACCATCGTGATGTCCACTGAAATTGTTGGCGAAGTGCCAACGGTAGTCACCGCACAGACGCCTTGTGATGCTCCAGTTGCGTAATAAGTTCCTGCTCCAAATCCCATGTGAATAGTTTCAGAAGTAAGGCCGCCGTTTGAATAGGTTGCCGTGTCCGATACCGTTCCAGTGCAAGCCGCTCCGGTGCCATGCTCAAACAAGATAGTGCTCGAGGTGGTTGAGTTGAGCTGAACGTCAATCCCACATATATAAATGTTTGTGGACCCGGAAACAGCAATGATCTGCGTTGTAGTTGAAGTGGTGATGTTGGCGAACTTGTGTGACTTTAGAACTCCGGGGGCCGCGCAAGGGTCAACATAGCTCTGCCAGAACGGTTGACCGTTAGTGGTCGAAGGCGCATTCGTATAAAGAGGCCACGGTGTCCAAGTGCCACCGTTAACATTAAACCCTTGACCAGCAAACGGTATCGTGGTTGCCCTCAATTGGATGGTGATGTTTGCCGTAAATGCGCTGGCATACACTCCCACTTTACAATCTCCCGCTTGCGGCCCAAGTAATTGATACACCTTGCCGGTTGCCGGATTGGCAACACTGGAAACTACGCTTCCGTTAGCAACGTCCATCATCTGCGTTGCTGTGGTGCGAATTGTGGAACAATCAGGCCCAACGATATAAGGCGCAAGTGTTGCCGTTCCTGCCCCGCCTGCCGTCACAATGAATCCCGCACCAGCGTATCCGCTCATGGTGACTGTGCAGCCGTTGGCTGTACCTGAAGCTGTGATCGTGCAGGTTCCCGGCGTGAGATCCGGGTTAAAAGTGCGCTTACGCCCGGCGAGATCTACGCTGTCCTTTGTTGAATTGCCTTCTACCCAAGTCGGGGAGGCCGCATTGGCCACGTTCGGCATTATGTCAATCTGGTCCGCTCCAGGAGCCGCATTATTGTTTGTTGCTGTGCCGCGTACTCTCTGCCTGCCGGTTAAATCGGTGCTCGCGAGAACCTGATTGCCTTCTGTCCAAGAAGGGCTGGCCGCGTTGGCGATTGCGGGAAGAACGCCGAGATTGCTTGTTGCTGCTGGTGCGCCTGCGTTGTTGCTAGCCGTGCCAACTGTGCTCACGTTTCCGGTTACCGTCATTGTGCTGCCCGTATCGGCCACCACGTGTAAATTGGTGCCTGTAGGCTGGACAACGGTAAAGTTCCCAGTTCCAGGAGCAACGCGAATTGTGCTTGCTCCCGATGCTCCGGTACCAGTATCGACGGTGTTAGGTAAATTTGACGTTGCGACCGTTCCGCTAACCGGCTGCGTGACTGCGCTCCCGTCCACCTTGAGCGCACCACCCGCTGATACCGTTGCCGGATTGCCGCCCTGCTGAATGGTAAACAGCCACGGCGTTGTGTTCGCTGTGTTGCCAGGTTGGACTGTCCATGTACCAGATTGGGAAACTGCTGGCACATTCGTTATAAATGCATTCACCCCCGGCACCAGAACAGGTCCCGGCGTTGTCCCATAATTTGCGATTGCTCCAAGAATCTGCCCTGCTACCTGTGAAATATTCTGATTCCACGGAGTAGCATTGGCTGCACCTTGATTTACTGTGCCGCTAATCGTTGTCCCTTGTGGAGTAGCCCCAAGAGATGCATTGATAGTAACAACGGCGGCTCCGGTCATCGCCGCCGATTCCCTAACATGAAAATCGCTAAGTGCTCCTGCCGGAAAAATCCATGTTCCATTTGCCGTTGCCGAACTAGCTAATACACCCGATGGCAACGGCTGGCCGGAGACTGAAACGAATGTCACCGAAGGATCGTTTGCGGCTCCCTCGAATTGAATTGTTCCTGTCCATGTACCCGTAATTGTTACTGCTACCGTGGCCGTATTTATTGGGAGATGAAGAGCAATGCAAGCGTTTGTTGTCGCACATGTCGTACCGGAAGCCGTTATGCTCCCAGTCGAAAAACTCTGGCAAAACGACAGAGTTGAAATCAGGAATAATAACGAGATTAGTTTTTTCATTGATCTGCCCACAGAGAAGTAAAAATACGATTAAAATTGCGAATATGAAAATCATTCTGCATTCCTGTTACACCAAAAAGAATGGCCGACCTCGATTGATCGGCCCAGTTCACATGTGGAAGGTTAGCTGATTGTTATTCCAGTGTTGGCCAAGACTATCCAGAGTCCATTCCACGCCTGGAGCTCAACGAAAGAACCAATGGTTCCATTGAATGTGAGCGTCTTCTTGCTGTTGATGATCACGTTGTTAGCCGTGGTGATCGTATGAGCATGGCCGCCGACATCGGCAACTGTAATGGTTTTCCCGTCATCGCCACCGACCAATGGATCTCCGGCAATGGGAGTACCGAGTGTCATTGCATCCACAACGGATGAGTTGACAATGTAACTTGCCGGCCATGCGAGGGCATCGGCTGAACCTGTGAGAACAAAAGGTAATTGACAATTGCTCTGGAGTACGTCCCTTTGGGCCGATGAATCCCATGCCCCTGAATGATTGCCGATTTTATTCATTGGTAGTGCCATAAGTTATTCTCCTGGAGTTTGAGGTTCTGCGGCTTGCGCCGATTCTTGTTGCTGTTGTGCGGCTGCTTGGGCCTGAGTAGCTTGGTCTGCTTCTGCACCTTGGGATTGGGTGGCCTGTTCGCCTTCATGTTGCTGTTGGGCTTGCTGAAGTTGTGCTTCATGCTGCTGGTCGGCAGTCTGCATTCCCGCTTCGTGCGTTTGATCTGTCGCTTGAGTTGCCGCATCGTGCGCCGAATTGTGCAGCGCCATCCACATATCCTGTTCTAATTGAGCTCTCTGCTGACGGTCTTGGGCCTTGGTAGTGATTTCGGCAATCGCCAATTTATTCTCAAGTTCCAGTTTCGTCTTGATCAAATCGGCATCAATCTGAGCCTTGGCGATGGACATCTTGGCCTCTTGCTCTTGTTGCTTAGATTTGATCGTTTCATTGGCAGCAGTAAGATGCTGAGTCAATAATTCATGCTGCTGATTTAGTTGCTGAAGTTGAGATTGCGCCTTCTGGAGTTGCGCTGCTGGATCTCCATTATCGTCTTGCAATTGTGGAGGCAACATCTTCTTTACTCTGTCAGCAATTTCTTTTGATCCCGGCCAATCCATGTTCCTGATTAGCAGATCGCCAGCGACCTTCAAAATATCAGGGTCAGCCTGAATGAGCGCAAGTTGCGAAGAAACTGCTTCCTGCCTCTTCGACTGATATGAAGGCCCAACCGATACCGTTACATCGTAGCGCCCTGTACCAATGTCAAAGATCCTCTTGATTGACGGATCGGTCATTCCCGGCAATGTGCGCGGGTCGGTACCGGCATCATGCATTGAGGAATTCCATATTCCCACATGATCAACCGTTTGATCTGGCTTGATGATTCTTTGGATTCGCGCTGCGGTATAAACTCTCGGAATCAAATCCACCAATTGCTTGCCAAGAAAGCGAATCGACCGCGCCAGATTGTCGCTAAAGTTGAGCGTGGCAACGTCTCCCTGCTTCTGTCGAGCTAGAATCGCCTTCCCTGACTGGTCTGGCCCTCTTTCCCCCAAAGATGCGTCATAAATGCCTGTAGTACTTTTCAGGTCATTGTCAGCCTGCCTGATCATCACTGCCATTGCCTGAATAGGTGGCTCTACCGCATTGCGTGTCGGAGGAGGAGCGGGTTTACCTTGAACATCAACAGCCTTGTAATACAGGAACGAGAAATTCCTGACATTGGCCTGTTCCCACATTTTCTCAAAGCCTTCCATCTGGCCTTCCACTGCCAAATATGGGGCTTTAGTGGCCAATGCAATCTGCTCTGTGGCCGCCGAGTTCATGTAGTTGTATTGCTTTTGTGCGTCTTTTGCGTTTCTGATCAATCCAGCAAGGTACCTTTTCCCGTTTACGTCCAGATCGTCGCCGAGTACCGGGATAATCGGTATCCACTGGCCAAGCCAAGAAGTCTCTTTCAATTTCTCGATGGCATTGATCTTTGTCCAGACCACGCGGCGAACTATCATGTCTCTGGATTTAACGATTACCGCATCTTTTGGCGCATGTTCTTTGAGCATCACGCGATTATCATCAAGAAGCACAATCGGCTGGGTATCGTGCTCAACATGGAAGTACTCAGCGATGCGAATTGTCTCTTTTGCGGCCCATCCCGGCGATTGATCTCCAATACTGCTGAAGTCCACCATCGAAGCGGCTTCAGACTTAGGAAACTGCGCTTTGTATTCCTGTTTCGACAGGTCTTCGATGATGAAGGCCCAGTTTGCATCGGAATAATCAGGTTCAATGCAGGTTGGATCAAAGTAAACCGTGAAGGGATTTTTGATCCGCTTGATCTTAAGTTCCTGCTCAAAACTTAATCCGGGAAGGTAATCAGTGAGAACGCGGAAGTACGAGAATCCACCGATGACCATTCCTTCGAATGAACTGTCATAGGCAATTTCAGCGTCAGAGTTTACCTCAATGTCTCGTATTATCCCTTGATAGACTTCGGCGGTCTCCGTGCTGGCTCCGTCTCCACGAGGGTTTACTTGAATTGCTGGCCTCTGCTGCCTCTGCTCGTTCGTGACTTGATTCTTTATGCCCTTGAGCCGATTGATTGTGAGGCATGGGCGTCCATCGGCGCTTCTTGCGGCCTTGACATCGTTCGGCCACTGCTCTCCAGTGAAAAATTCCAGATCTTCAAGAGAAGCTTTGCGGTTTTCTGCCTCAGCCTCTTCAGCAATAGAGAAACGCTTGCGCGCAAGAGTCAGAAAAGCATCCAGATCAATTCTGGCTTGCTCTTCTTCATCTATTTCTTTTTGCTTGGGGCTACCTGTGGCTTCTACGAGGGCTGGCATTTATCGAATCAGAAAGAAATATGGTTGTGCTTTAAAACTCACCATCGGCTTCAATTTGTCGTATACTCCACGGCGCAAGGCTGGATGAGTCTCTTTGAGTATTTCGCGCAAGTGCTTGTTGTCAATGATTCCTTCGGCGAGTGAGCGAAGTCTGCTCTCTTGGTCGTTTTCGGCTTTGACTTCGGGAGAATCGTAACTCATTTTAGTTTTCCCGTTTGTCAATGATGCCAACCGAAAATATTGTGAAAAGATAAACAATGACGCCCATTGTTACCCATGACTTAGGGTGTAATTCGTAGGAAAAATGGGACATTACAAGATAAAAGATTATGGTGCTTATCCAGAGCCGAGCAGTGGCCCTCACCCGCACACCACCAAGATATCCGCTTCCTGAATCAGAACTTCATCACCGCGCTGGATGATGTCGGTCCATGCCTCATTGTTGATTGACGGGGAAACAATCACAGTCTGTCCAGCCTTAACTTGGATTGGCTTAAATTCTTCTCGTTCTGCATCCCATCTTCCAGGGCCAACGGCCAAGACTTCACAGCGCCGCGACTTTTCAGCATCGGTGAGCACAATCAAACCTTGCTCTTGTTGGATTCGGCGAACGAGTACGCGGTCATGGAGAGGTTGGATCATCTGTAACCTTTCTTCGGCAAAAGAGCCGCAATGGAAACCAATTTGTTGGCCTTGATTGCCCCGATTTTCTGAGGCCTAAACTGTGCCTTTGGCTTGGTCGCATAATTCCGCATCGCTCCGCTCAATCTTGGTCGGCGCAGATCGGATGTGCCGAACGGGAAGAGCGATTTAGGGTCTTGGGTACCAGTTGGCATTTAACTGTGATTCCACTTTCGAGCACTAGCGGCAAATGTTGCCTCTTTGCGAAGCGCTGGACTCTTTGAACTCTTGGCCTACATCAACGCAGCAATACTGATTGGCTTGCCCTCTGGGATGCCAAGTTTCTTGTGGAGCAGCCCCTTGCGCGAGGGTTTGATGTGGATGGCCATTATTTCGCCCTCATCAAAGCCAGAATAGAGACTTTCTTGTCGTGCTTGCGCTGCATGGCAGCACCTTTCGCCGTCTCGCGTGAACCCCTCATTGCACCGATAGAGTTCATTATTTTGTACGGTATCTTGCTGTTCTGTCCGTACCGCGCTTTGAGTTTCTGCTCAAGAAAGGCTGGCATTACAGATTCTTTAAGGATTCTCGCGCCGTGTTTATTCCCGCGCTGACTCCCATTTCAAAATAACGGCATAACAGCCGCTGGATATCAGTGGCCTGCTGTGGAGTTAAGCCGGGGATGCTATCCATTTTATCGGTGTTGATGTTGTAGGCGGACAACTCCACACCCTCTTGAGATGTTAGGAGTTCTGGCATCGGGGTCTGTGGCCTAGGCATCGTCTTCCTCCTCCTTTTCTCCCTTCCCACCCTTCGCCATTTCTGCCTTCTCTTCCTTGGGAGACTCGCCTTTCTCTTCGGCGTCCATTTTAATGCCAACGGCTGAAGCAATATGAGCCAGCGCCTCCTTGCCTTGGTCAGCGCCGAATGGGACTACATCAGGTTTGTGCCACATGCCCATACCACCATTTTCGTAATGGTGCTCAATCACATGGCCGCTATCGCCTTTCCCCTTTATTACCTTCAGGTGCTCCAGCATCTTCTTGCCCATCTCGCGCTTCTGTACCGTGGCCGATGCCATTTCTCTGTGTGCCATTTCTCTCCTTTACCCGAATCGGGCTAAAAACTCTTCATCGCTAACTGGGCCTTCCGATTGCTCTTCAATCGTTTCAGCCTGCAACACTTCGCCACGCTTCACGCACCGTACTTTCAGAAACCCGAGAATACCGGAAGCGGGATTAAATGCAGGATATACCTTCTTGAACTCAGCCAGTGCAACCTCAAACTCTTCAGGCAATAACGCTGATTTCCAAAGATAGTAGAACGCCAATCCCGGCCCTCTGCTCTGTCCCTGATTGCAATGCACCAGCACTTTTGAGCCTGCGGCCAAATGCTTCCCGATAAACTTGCAGCCTTCGTCCATCACCGCATCGGGAATGAATTGAGGATAGGCAGCATCAATCAGATTCAGGCTCAACCGATTCCGGCGATGCGCAAACAGATATTCAGGATGATCTTTAGGCGCTGCTCGTTCGGTGTAGCCTACCGCTTGCCGGTGCCAAGGGTCTTTTGCTGCGTGAACGATTGCATAGTCGTGAACTGTCGGCGTCAGGTCTGCCTGAGAGCCGACAAAGAGATTGGTATGGACTTCGGTCATGCTCCCATCCAAGAATTACCAGCATAACTCGAAAGAACTGGCCGAGTCGCAGTCTCTTTCTTTTTCGCCATGATCCTAACTGCGAATGTCATCATAAGCATATCTCCAAGATCTGGGCTCTTCAATCCGCGTTTCTTCATATCCTCTTTGCGCTCAAGTTGAATCTGGCCCTTCGGTCCAAATCCGTACTTTATTCCGGTCAAGTCAGAGTCGAGCTCAGGATCATCGGGAATTTCCATTCCTGCCTTAAGAGCGTCACGGCCTAATCCCCAAATCTCAGCACGGCGATTGAAATACTTCGCTACATCGTTCGGCGTGGCCCCTCCATGAAACTCGAAAACTTTCTTCCCAAATCCACGGTGCTTAATGTGATCGACCACTCCGGCACCGAGACCATCACCGTCGATGACCACTGCATCGGGATCTTCGGATTCCATAAACTCAATAACATGTTCTGCTACCTGAACCGTGTCCAATCCGCGATACTTTGCGAGAATGACTGCCTTTCTTCCCTGCCGATACCCGATGGTCGTTTGATCATCGCCAAACCGCGCCACGTCAACCGCCATGATCTTTGGCAGGCCGCTGTAGCCCGTTGCTTTGTACTTTCGGCAGAAGGCTACAGAATCACTTGGGATGAACTGGCTTGAGCCTGCACGTGGAAACTCTCCGCGCCATCGAGCGCGAACGAAGTCTGAGTCTTCGCCCCAATCGTCAACATCTTTCTGAATTGCCTCTTTGTTGGTTCCTTCGACGGTACGTGAATCAATTCTTTTCTTTACCCAGCGATGGGCGAATTTGCCGAAACACTCTGCAAATCTCCCATCTCGCTCAATCGGGTTTCCGAAGGCAAGCCAGATGATCTCGGTATTTTCATCCGACATGGAACCTTGCGTTGTTTCCCAGATAATGTCATCAATTCCGCTTGCCTCATCGAAAATATAGAGGATTCGCTTCCCGTAATTGTGCAAGCCTGCAAAAGCGGAAGGATTTTTAGCGCTCCAAGTGACAAAATCTGTTCGCCATGTCTTTTCAAAATTAGTATCCCTTACCTTGATCGAAGTAGCTTTTACGTCCCACCAATCCGCATTGATCAACCGCCTGAACCAAGTTGATACTTCTGGTACTGTGATGGTGTCTAACTGCGGCCCAGTGTTCGCTGTAATCTTGACTCGGCAATCCCTGCATGTGCTCTTGGCCCATGCAGTCAACATTGCAATCAGGCTCGTATTGTGCGTTACGATGAAATCATTGGCAAGATAAAGACCATCTGGAGCATCAACAGAGATGCACATTGCGTCCTCATCGTGGGAATACTCAATGCTCTCAATCCAGCGTTTAAGATATCGCTCTTCAGATGGTTTCCACGCCTTTCGCCGATGCTCAATTGTGAATGGATTCCAGTCGAGGTTAATTGTGGCCCTGTAGCAATCCCGGCATTCAACTCTTCCACCTTCACCATCTGGGTACCATCCATGTTTTACCGCATCCTGCATCATCGCCTTGCCGCCCAAAGAGCGGACAAGCCAAATTACATCTTCACAAAGGCGTTTACTTGTAGATGAGTATCCAATACTCCCAGAACTATTTGCTTCGCCATCCGTGTCAAGTAAGCCGCGAAGCAATTCACGCCGATTTTCAACGGTATTGAATTTGTAGGAATCTGGGATGTATCTTTCGTGGGAGCCACAACTGAAGACTGCATCGGTGAGAAGATGAGATATCCCAATAACTCTCTTGTGTTTGCCGTCTGGGCGCTCATTGACTTGCATCCCCAAACTTCTAAGCCGCTCAACCAATTCAGGGAACGGTTTAGTATATTGCGGGATTCCTTTAGTTCCATCGCCAAGCCATATCCCAAAAAAGTACGGATGAAGGTCAATTTCTCTTTCCTCAAATTGCGCTGCCCCTTGAATCGGTATTTCCCATTGCTTTGCCTGTGCTACGCCGTTTGATCGCAGAACTCCAAGCTCTAAAATCTGTTCGGTTGTGAGTGTTCGCCATCCTTCTAACTTCTTGCGTCTTTCTTGGCGACCGCGAACATTCCATAGATGTTCCAGGCCAACAAGCGTGTATGAGCCATCATCGAATGTAACCCGATATATTGGCTTTACTCCTTGCTCATGAGTGGACTTGACTCGTACTGGCCTTCCATCGCCACCAAAAACTAAATCCCCAGGCCGAATATCGCCCCATCTTTTTGTGCCGTTTAAATCATTTATTACCAATGATTTACAGTGTAGCTTGCCGATCCCGTGGCCGCTACAAACAGCAACTTGTAACGGCGTAAATCTTGTCTGGGGATTCTGGAGATGTCCTCCAATAATCTCCATGATTTCGCGCTGCCAAGTACGAGGACCAGCAGAATTCGCCAGCTCCCCCTCACCCCAAGGATAGGCGTAAAGCGCAAATCCATAAGGATCCCATTTGAAATCCAGCAGCCGATCATGAAGGCGGTTATAGATTTCTTCTTGCGCTGCTATTGCACACATGTTGACGGGATTCTGTTCTTCAGTCGCTCTTCAGCAGCTTCCATGCGCTCAGCAATACTGCCAAATGCCACTTCCATCTTGGCAATCTTCTGGCCAAGCTCTTGCGCATATTGCTCATGGATGGCAATCAGTTGCTTGATGGTAGGATTGTCAACCTCGAAAATCTCCTGCTGGTTAATGCCGATGCCTTTGTAGGTCTTGCAGATTAGCCCAGTAGTACCTCCAGGCACTTTCTTCATTTCCTCGGAAGATCCCCGCTCCCGGATAACCTGCTTCAGGTCGGCATACATCTTGTCGAGCTCATGGAGTCTGATTTCCTTGTTGGCCAATCCATGCTTTAGGGCGCGGTCGGCAAAAGCTTTCTGGTACTCCAGAACTTTAGCGGCGAAATGCTCATTGCGCTTCCAGTTGCCAAGAGTCTTTAGATTGATGCCGACACGTTCAGCAATCTTGACATCGGTGAGCAGATCTTCGGCTATGAGAATGGCCGCTGTGCTCTTAGCTAGCTGAGACTCCTTGATGGGGATAAAGTGTCTGCGCTTAGGCTTTGGCTGCTCTTCGTTTGTAGTTTCTGGTGATTGATCGTCTGTCATGCTTCTCCCGCGATCTGGCAAATCCCGTAGTCCTCAGCCCGCGCATGGGCCTCCTGGCTCAGTCGGCGCTCTTCCAGCATCTTCTCGGTTTCGGCCTGAAGTTGATGAGGATTGAGCGTCATTATTGCCCGCGATGCGCCTTCGCTGGAATTGACCGAGACTTGGATAGTCAGGCCGCCGAACAGCGCTTTCCATGCCCACTTAAATCCTCTAAGTATTACCACCGTTCGCACGAATGGATCATGGATCTTATGCTCGCCAATCTTTTCCTCGTTCACGCGGGTTACAACAGAGAATTGTTCGGTGCCTGTTTCTCCGAGAAATGTTGATGGCTTATCCCAATCATCGTGGCCACATGGGCGAGTCACACTCTCGCCGTTTTCGTCTCTAACGAGTCTCATTGGTTACGCCTTCGGAACGCCCGGAATTGGCGCAGATACCACTGCCGGAACCTGATCTACCGCCGTAGGCTCCTGTAATCCCTTAACGACCTTTTCGATGGTGGATTCGACTGTTGCACCCTGTGCCGCGTGGCCTGACGCATTGAGCGCCTGCTGCACTTGTGGGCCAACTGCGGCAATAACCGATGCCAGTTTGTTTGCGCCTTGACCTGGGGCATTCACAGAGGCTTCAGCCTTGATTACGGCAGCAATCAGAGGAGAGCCGATGGAACCGACCAATGGCCAGATTGAGCCGGCAACTGAAATGATGCGGGCGACGAATGGCAGCGCCTTGTCCACGTCTGCGCGGACGATGTGTGCGAATGTTGCGAGGTGATTCTCTACGTTCTGAAGATTTGAGGGATTAGTGCTCATGGGATTAATTCTCCTATTCGAAAGTGAAGACGGCCAGCCTGCGATGGAAACTGTAGGACTGGCCCGTCTCTGGGTTAAACTGCTGGCGGAACAACCGGAGGAGTCGTTACCGGAGGATTCCCCGCTGCCGGCGTGTTGGCCACGATCGCGGCCCCCAAGGATGCTGCCCCGGTCTGCATGTCGGTAACTTCGGCCTGAAGAGTTGCGCGATCTGCTGGCGATAGGCCGCCAACATTGGCGAGTGCTGCGGAGAGTTTGGCTGCTAGGCCATTGATTGTTGCAACGGCAGAAGCTTCCGCGTTGGTATTGAGTTTTGCTTGGTCAATGAGTTTCTGAATGTCTGCGTCCATGTTTATTTCCCCTTGTTTGATGGCGTTAAGTGAATCAAGTATTCGGTTAAAAGCGGCGTCAAACCTATGCATCATAGTGAAATGCCCTGCCGTTAACAGGATGGCCACGATGATGATTATTAAGATTGTCATCATAGACCAATTTCAGTCCAAGAATCGGTAGTAATACTCAGGTCCGCAGCCGTAACCGCCGATTGTGAAACCAACTGAGTTCTTTATTCCGAACCGCCTGAATGCTTCATAGCGGGTTATGGCACGGCCCGGAGTACGGCAGAATTTCCTCACCGCCATCCGCCGTTAGATTTTGCAGGGGCATTCATTGGCGTTGATTTAAGTTGATTCGCCGCTGCGCCGATACCGAAGTCTCTGCCATTGCTGAATCCGTCTTCATGACTCTTTGGTTTAATTCCCATTTTCTTGAGACGGTCAAGAGTTTCTTCGTAACCGCGCCCCAAGCAATAAACAGCAACAACCAATTCGCGCAAGTGGGCAATACTCATGCCTTCAGTGTCCATGACCCACCGTTCCTCGCCGCCGTAATCCGCAAGTTTCTCTGTGCCGAGAATGGCTTTGAAATATGCTGCTCTTGCCCATTCGTTCGGCATCCCTATTTTCTTCACTTCATCGAATCGGCTTGGACGGTTGATGATTCGCGCCCCTAGTTGGTCGGGATAATTCGTAGTGGCGATGTGGACGACATTTGCAATCTGGTTTTCACCGTCCAGCAAAGCAAGCAATTGATGCTCACCGTGATGGTTCATGATTTCCTCAATGTCTTCCTCGACAACGATCAAACGCCGGTCTGGCTCAATGCGTCGAACTTGCGCCAGAGCATGAACTGCTAATCGTGGGCTATCGCAGAGAATCACAAACCCGCCATCATCAACGAGTTCTTTCATGAGTCGCTGAACTGTGGCCGTCTTGCCGCTACCAGGCGGCCCCCAGAGCAGACAACCGCGCTTGTACAGAATTCCGAGTTCATCGAAATGGGCTTTGGACTTCCAGAACGTGCGGATGCCATCAAGGATTTCATTGGCAGCCGAATCGTGCAGGTCAATCAGTTTGTCTGTGAGGACATTGGCGCGAGCGAAGTGAATTCCGCGTTGATCTTCCAGTAGTCGATAGACGCCCGGTGGTAATGTGGCACGAGTTCCGCCAGTCGCCAAAAACATGTCATTCGGCTCAATTTCCCATTGAGCATAATTGACCTTTGCTGATTCGGTTACCGCTGGCGAAGTAGGCTGGGACGGTTCGCACTGGTCTGCTCTGGCATTCCTTGAGTCAATGCGGCCTGCGGAATCCCCTAAAATCTGTTGAAGTTCATCGTGTTCGCTCATCCATGCACCATAAATCCAAGCATCTCCAAGATTTTAATTTGTGACCTATTCAGTTCGCGCTCAGAAACTAATCTTTCAAGTTTCTTGTCTTTTGGCCAACTCCAATAACTCTGGCCACTCGGGATTCCTAGCAGTGTTCTTTCGGCAATTAATCGCGGCAACTGGATGGTTTTCATCCATCTCGTAAAAACTACGAGTGCGACAATAAAAATCACGAGAAGAGCAACGACTATATCTCTCATTTCTTGCCCATCATAGCATTAGCCAGAGCAAACCATCCAGCCTCAGCAGAGAAGAAAGGCCACGTAAATCCGTTTGCCCACTTCGCCATGACTGCGCTAATAAACTCGTTTGCCCGCACGGTATCGCCCATGATCGCAGCCGCGTAAGCACAGAGGCACCAAGGGAAAGTATCTGATCCGTGCTCAAGGGTTGACCATTTCGGCCAAGATTTATTGAATGCAGCGTAAGTGATCTGCGAATTTGGGTCAACGCCAAGCATTGCTGGAAATAACTGGCAAACGGCATCGGGATACCAAGTTGCCAAGTTCGGCTGTGCGATGGTCCCGGCTTCGTCTTTGGATGGAGACCATAACTTGCCCAGCCACATGAATTTCAGACCGTTGAGGATTTCGGATGCTTTTCGCCCATAATAATCTCCGGTATATTGCGCTCCAGTCACGCGCAACAGAGATGCGAAGTCCATAAGACCTCGGTATCCTTCGCAATTGTCCATCAAATACTTCTGATGATAATTAGGCAGCGCCCATGTAAGACCGTCTGGCTGCTGAGTTTGAAGCACTACTTCAGCGACTGCAAGCAATTGCGGAATAATAGATTTTACGTAAACCTGTGCCGTCGCATCGCCAGTATTCCAGAGCGCCCACGCCACACTCAGAAACGTTGCTGCGTAAGAATCCGTTGAATCGGCTCCGTTACTCGAAACTGACTTCCCGCCGACTTCGGACGCATCGTATACCGTTCCCATCGCACCCCATTTGTCAGGGAAATTCTCATGGGCGATGTACCATTTCATCCAATTGATGACAAATGGAATACACGCTGGATCATGGCACATTCCGAGGGCTGCCAGATTCGAGAAATACGGGTTTACGATTGGCGAGTCCAGAGCCATCAGGATTTCGCCGTCTGGGGCAACGCATGCTCTAAGGTACGCGCCAGCCTTCAGGATGTTGGCTTGGTAATCGATTTTGGGCGCCGGGGGTACTTGCTGGATTGGCGTAGGCTTGGGCGGTATTTTAGGAGGATTGAGCGCCGGGGTACCTGAAAGCACATTCGGGATTACTCCGCCGACCGGCAAAATACAATCGGCTGGCAGGCTCTCTCCCAAGCATCCGATTATTCCCGTTCTCTCGTCAATGTCGCTCAATGTGATGACCTGAATGATCTGCGCCTCTACTGGTACGCTCTTCCACGTTCTCAGCCACGCTTGGCCGTTCTCATACCCAGCCGTTCGCCGTGGACCGCCCCACTTCGATTGCGCCATATTCGCCGGATCTCCGTCATCGAAACCAGCGCACACTCCAGGAACTTCCACGAGTTGATTTTCACGGCAAAGGGTGTCTATTGCCGTAGGGTTATCGCCAGGGCCACATTTGATCCATGCGTACCCTCCCGGCTTCGCGTTTGTCCATCGGCAGCAATGCAGTCCATATTGAGCGGACAATGTATTCCAATCGGCAGACGTGTTGAAGTCAGTGACAAATAATTTGCCGCTCGAATGCCGCAAGAACGCCGGCGAACCGAAATAATTCTGCGCTGCGTATGCGACTGCTCCTGGAACATCGGGAATCCCATGATCGAAGCAGAGCGAGAGTTTCATGCCCCGCTTTTCACAACCGGCTTTTAGCAGCAATCCCGCTTTGTCAATATATGGGTCTTTGAATCCCGGCCCGTACCAGTCCAGAATAACTCCTAGCCGCGAAGCTGGAATCCCCCTGCCGAACGCCAAGATCATATCCAGATGCCGATCTACCGTCACTTGATCGTCGCTGTTGTAGCCGACATTTCGGTGACCATTCGGAGACTTCTGAAACCATCCCATTTCATGGAACAGGACGGTTGCATTGCTGCCGGCTGGCAGAAGATCAATTAGATATGGGGCTGTTGTGCTCACAGATACCTCAGCGCAAGACCGTTAATTGTCAGATGTAGGATATTGTCCGCAATGATCAGGAGCCAGACCGCCAACCAATCGGGCGTTGACTCTGGGTATCCAGTCGGAGTTACTTTATGCTGCCATCCAACCGGCATCGGCTTCCAGAAATCGAATTTCTTTAGATACCAGTTCTTTGCGAACACGACGAAGCGGGCCAGCCGATAGCGGTCAATGAAATAGTGCGTCACTGCGATGACCGCCATTGCCTGCCAACTCGGATGGAAAAGCAAGAATGCTGGACAATAGAACAGGACGTGCATCGCACACGGAAACCACCACTTAGTTTTACCGTTGGCCATCCAATCGGACTGGAAAATGTAATCGCCCCAGAGATGGGCCAATATTTGAGATGCTGTAATCACGTTATCGCATACCCCTAATGGGCCGGCCAGATACGAGATAGCAGAAATGTAATGACGGCCATGCCAATGACAATCGCGGTCGTGATTGCCCACTGATTCGATTTCTGCCCTTCGCTGCGTTGCGTCTGTGCTCCGCCCGCCTGATACTGATTTTGCTCCACTGCGGCAAGCCTCTTATCAAGAGTGTTCCGCAGTTCATTAATCTGTGATGCCGTGGCCGTTGCCGTAGCAGCTACGGAAGCGGCGAGGGTTGCTGCGGTCGCACTGGCTTTTTCGCTAGCGAGTGCCACATCTGCCTTCATGCCCGCAAGAACAGCGTCAAGCCTTCGCGATTCCGCCGTTGCCAGCGCATCAATGCGCTTAGATTCTGCTTGAGCTAATTCATCCTGATATTGCGAACGGACTGTACGCAATTCGTGCTCGTACTGTACTTGCTGTTTTCTGAGATCATCAATTCGCCTGTTCTCCGCTTCTCGAAGATCATCCTGCCGTTTTTGGGCTGCCGCGACAAGAGACATGACATTCTCTGTCGGGTCAATTACTCTTTGCCCGTTATTTTTGAACTTCTTCATGTCTCACCATTATCGCCGCGAGTGCGCGTTAATGGCGGGTAAAGTATTACCTTGGTATTCGGAGAATAATCTTCAGCCTTGAAACTCAAGAACTCCGTCAATTTCTCGCCCGCATCTCCAACCCAGAAGTGTTCGCCGTTTTCGTCTATCTCCAGGATAAATTCTGAAGATTTAAAGTTACGAGAGGGTTTTATCCCTGCGGCTGACATGCCGCCGCTACTTATAGATTGCCATGCCGTAGAAAAATAACCCCACGGCGATAAAGGGAATTGCCAGCGAGCGCCCGTAATAGGGATTGGTCGCGGGAGTTGCCGGGATGAAATATCCGAACACTGCTGCACATGACGAAAGAAACCAACAGATGATAGCGATAATGAGAAAAGCGTGCTGTATGGTTGATGCCATTTTGTTGCTCCTATGAAAACCCTATCTCACTAACAACTTTGAAACTGCCGTACCGATTGCCATTCCCAGGGCCCCAGCGATACCGGCGTAAATCTTGACTTGTGTTTCCAGTTTGGCCATTTCTCTGGCATATTGCTGTTTAAATTCGGCCATCTCGCGGTTACGCTCGTCTTTGTTGTTGTCAAACTTGTTTCCTAAATCCTTGAGACCGTCTTTAACTTCCTTGAGCGCATCGGCGATCATCTGATCGCGAGTTGCCATGTCCTTAGCCTTGGACGCCCGATGCAATCATCTTCACCGTAGGCCTTCGCACGATGGCCATGAAAAACATTTCATTTCTATGAGGCAGGGGATTGATGCTGATTTCAACCCGGAACTCCTTGCCGTCTTTGCGCCGTCCGCTCAATTCCCGGCCAGCACCCATTGAACGCACAACCGGATTATCAACGTAATCTGTACGGTGCTGAGCATGGGCATCACGCAATTTCTCAGGTACTAGAATATCAACGGACGCGCCCAGCAATTCGGCTTCGGTGTACCAAAAGAACGTTGTCACCTGTTCATTGACCACTACGATCTTGCCTTTAGCGTCAATAACCAGCATGGCATCGGCGGCCTTAGCAAATCCTGCGCTCCGCAACTCTTCTCGTAGACGCTCACCGCTGGCAAAATCCGAAAATTCTTCGATACTGTGCTTGTCGGTCATAAATTAAGCACCAACTCCATACGATTTGGATTCTGCTGGCCTTGTCATCCTGAAAACTTTCCGAGTCATCCACCACAGCGGCCCAACGCATGACAATTGATGAGCAAGCGCCACGATCCCGAAGTGGGTGTCATTCCAGATGCTCTGGAGGTAGACTGCGCCGATGTGAAGAGTGATTTGCGCCAAGAGATAATAGGCGATTACCGAATAGGAGTATTCCCAGCGCCACACCTGAGAACGCATCAACGTGAAAGCCAGTAATAACCCAGCAACCGCATCCCAGCGCCAGCCCAGCCTCAGCAAAGAGGAAACCGTGTTCGGAGTTCCATCCAAGAAGACAACGAACAGCAGCGCGGCTGTAATCACAAAGAACGCAATCGGAAATAAATTGTCTTTGACTTTTGCCAGAGTGATATTGATTAGAGCCAAGGCCATAATGCCCTGCCCAACAGAGCCAATTTGCGCCGCGAGAACAGAATATATTTGCGGGTACGCGGTAGGCCATAAAGTCGCGAATGCCATGCTGATTGAAGCAAGCGACCAGTAGGCCAAATAAACGCGGAACATTGACAAATGAGGAGCAAACTTGCTGGTGATGACGCGAACCAAAACGGCAATGTACAGTACGGTTCCTAAGATCCCGACAAAATAATTCAGGAGGTTGAGATTCATGCCCAACCTCCTGAGTCGGTCAGTTGCAGACCTGTGGCGGGAAGCACTGCGGAGGCGGCCAGGGACCATCCACCGGAACGGACGCTGGACGAATGAGAGCAAAGAGTAAAACGCATGATGCCACTATGAAGAACAGCTTTTTCATATAAAAAATCTCCTCTATGGGAGACTTTATCGCTGTTTCTTAAGTCTGTCATCAACACCTTCACCATTTTTCTGTTTTCGTAAATTTTATTCCCCATCGCTGGAGTGTTGACTGTGGCCACCGTTCAATCGCTTACGCCGTTCGAAGTCGGTCCACATGAGTTTATGTTGATAGCTGATCACGGCTAACTTGTAAACACAGAACAGGTTAGCGGCTCCGCTGAGCCCAAAGAATGCCTTCCACAGTGTTGCGATAGTATCTGGGTCCACGTTTACACTCCCTGTTTGTATTATTGCCAGGATAGCGAGTATGGCAGCGAGTGGAATTGCGAACGCCAGTATGATGATCTTGGTGGCAAATACGCCACGCGGTATGAAAAGTTGTTGAGTGGTCATAAAGAGTGTGATGCCGGGGAATAAAAGCGAGGGGCCGTCTCCAGCCCCTCAATCTCGGTATCTCCCCCAGAATCTACCGAGAAGACTTAGTAAGCGTGAACCTTTTCTGTTGTCTGTGGAATTTAGCAAGTCGGAGATTTTCATTCTGGTTTGTATATTCTCAATCCGATTGCAGAACGCATTCCTGTATGCCTTTCATTGGCGTGAGTTTGCGGCTGAATCTGAAAATCAATCGGCAGCCCAGTTATTCTGGAAAGCCTTTCCGAAATAGAAACCGTGAGCAATAGCCAGCGCGGATCTTGTTCCCACTGCTGGCCAGCATTCGGAAAGAGCACGGAGAACTCTTCGTCTTCCATAATGTAGCGGACATCTACATCCCGCCAATCCCCACGTTCAAGCGCCGATCCAACCAAATAGCAACGGTACCCGCCGAAAGCATCGTTGATGTCTTTGCAGGCTTGCTCAAGAGCGAACACTGCTGGCGCTCCCACATAAGAGGCTTTCTTGCGCGGTTCGTCGCTCAAAAGAACGCCCTCGCGCTACCCGCCAATCCCAACAGATTAATGGCCAGCGACTTCAGCACCGATGCCGGCCTCGTCCACCGATGTACCGCGTCTTTGATGTCGCCAGTTGCTACAGCCACATTCCCCGTTGCTAGGCTTGCGTTTCTGAGGCTTTCGTTTACCGCTGGTACGTCTATGGCTTCAATTGCGCCTTGTGCCGTTCTGAGCGTTTTCCCGCCCTGGTCTACCATTGGGCCGATTCGGTCAACTGCTGCATTCAGATGAGCCGTGCTTTCGTGGAAGTCTGCCGTTACTCCAACTTCTGCCGTGGTCAATCCTTGGAGCGCCTTATTCGCGTTGCCCAGAACCTCAGTCGTTCCGGTTTCCAGTTCATTCCAATACTTTTTCTCGCCTATCGCCGCTTCCACGGCAACTGATTTGTAGGCCACGATGGATTTCTGAGTTGCTTGGATTAGGCCGCCATCCGCGAAGAGTCGTTTATTCGCAAGAGCAATCGTATCGTTTAATTGGGTTGTCGTATCATAGAGCTTGGCCGATGTCGCCGAAATGGATTCAAGCGTCCTATTTGCGCTCTCTGGAGTATTTGCCAGTGCGTCTGCTGTTCGGCTTAAATGGATGAAGAAATAGCCCACAGAGCACAGAGCGAAGATGGCTGAGAGACTGAGAACGATTGAGATTACTGACCTGAGTTTGGTCATTGAAATTGACGGGCGGCCATGTTATTCGGCAGCCGCCCTTGCCTAGGTGTCAGTAGCCCAATTTTCGAGCCGCTCATCCCCCCACTCACTGCACGATTCTTTTACGTGGCCAGTGAGAGCCACGCGGGATGCAACTCTAATTGCAAGAGTCGTCCAGCCACCCGTTGCTTACCTTGCACCTTGCACTGCCAACGGGAGCAGGTTTGTTTAAATCGCCGGCAGGTTATGCGCTGCCAAGAAAGCATTCACGGCGGCCACGGTATCGGCGTCTGCGGCGATTGCATCATCACCCAATGCTTTAATGTTGACGGCGATATCCGGCCCCAATGGAGCAAGTAAAGCCTGGATCTTCAGCGCCATGTCCAGCGCAATAGGGCCAAGAGTGGCAACAAGTTGTCCGATCTGGAGAATAAGAGCTACGTTCACTTTGCACCTTCCAATCCAAGATGTTTGCGCCATTCAGGGCCACGGAGTTTGGGCGAGAGCCAATCGGCGATGGCATAGTGACGCCAGTTCCAGCGCGAGAACAGAGCACGGCGAATACTGCGCTTGTACTGAAGCGATTGCCAGCACCGCTCATCGTATCCACGCATGATGGCATTGGAGAACCATGTAAGCATGAAATCGTGGTCAATGATGATTTCGGGATTTTCGCGGAGGACTTGGAGGAAATGTGCTGCCCACTTTTCCGCGTCAATGGTTGTCAGAGGATCATAGTTAGACGGCAACCATTGGAACCCAAGGTTACAGATCCGCTGAACTGGCCTTCCTACTTTCCCACGCCAGTAGTCCTGATAATCTTTGGTGTCTTGTAGGTTCATTGAATCACCCCCGCCGACTTCAACCCGCTCGTGATATTGGTAATTAAATCTCCGATGGCTTGGATATCAGCATCGAACGTCTGCTTACTCGCCGGATTCTTTACGCCGATGGCTCCGGAATCAACGAGTACCAGTGAGGCCGCCTTGATCTGACTGAGTAACGCCTGGATCTGCGCTGCCTGAAGTGTTGCGCCGGCCTGCCCTGTCTTGAAAATGATCGTCAATTGCTGGTCGGCTGTTGCAATATTACGCTGCTGGAGAAGAATCACGGCTGCTTTGTCCGGCATAACCAGCGGAGAGGTACCAGAGCTTACCGCTATGATCCCTTTGGCCACGCTGTTATTGGTCTGCGCCAGAGCATCATTCCAGACCATCACCTGCTCGAATGGCGTAACTGGCTTGCCGGTACCTTGCCGCTTGATGCAGCCTGAGATTGCAACGATGACCAGCGTCAGAACCAGCCATGCCTTGAAATTGGTGAATCTGTTTTTTCTCATAAACTTAATCCTTCGGGCTCATTGTAGAGCCGATAATCTTCGGTAAGTTCTTCGCCTCGCGCGATATTTCTCGCTGCATGGCTTTGGCTTATTTCTTCGTTGGTAATGAGATTGGCAAACTCAGAATGATTGATGAATCGGTCGTTGTCGCCAGTGAACAGATACCAGCCATCTTTGCTGTGCATCGATCTTTGCCGAACGTGCTCTTGCGCTATCTGAGGGAGGGCATAAAATTCAGACTCAGGCATGTGCCGGTCAAATGGCTCACGGAATTCCCACACCAGCGTCCCTGCTGCAATATCCTCGCCCGCGAAAAGACCAATGCCGTGAATTGAGCTTGGCTTGATTTCTGTCTTGACCAGAAGCATTCTGATTCTAAAAGTGTTTAGCAGTTTCCCATAAGCCAACGATAAAGGCCACGAATCCCATGACAACCACGACTCCCCAGCCCCAGCCGATACGAGTAGCAATCCACTCATCGGGAGACATCCGAGGGTTTCCGTAGATATCACGCTTCATGCTCTCTCAACTCGATTCGCAAGCTTGGAAATCAACTTTGGCGCTTGGTATCGCTCAACTTTTCCAGAGCGCAGATCGGCGGCAAGTTGCTCAAGTTCTTTCGCTACTACTTCCGGAGTGCGAAGGTTGTCCATTACCGGCCAAAATCGCAAGACGCCGCGATTGAGTTGTGAGTGATTGGCACGGGCCGCGAAGATTGGCCGGTAAACTTGCTTCGTGCGCCTCTGATGTAAGCAGCCTTTCGCGCTACTTCCATCCTTTGGCGCATCTCTTCCTGTTTCTCTGTGAGCGTAAGTACTCCGACCCCGCGCCGATATCCTGGGACTCTTGGAATGGCCTGTGCTCGGCTTTCACGGATACGGGGTTTGTCGATTACCTGTGAATGCTTATTGCGGATGTGATTTTCCAGAGCATTGCCAGCGCTGCGGAAACTACCGTCCTCGAACGGCTTCCCGCAATACGGGCATGGCTTGTGAATATCCTGCATCTTCATGGAAGGCTTGACGGTCTCAGGCTTGGCAGTCTCCGCTACTGAATGGCCCACTGCAAGATCGCATAGCAAATAACATGTATCCACCTTCGGGATGCGGCCTTCCGTTTCGCATTGGGCCGCAACATTCAGCCTCGGGGAGTCTTTCGCGGACGAACTTTTCTGCGTCTGTCATGGCCGTACTGTAGCACTTTCCAGAGATTTTGGCACGAAGTTTACATCCCGCGCTGAACAATACTCCGGGCCCCTGGAAATCTTCGTGCGACCGCGCTTCACCGTATCAACCTCACCTGAGAGTTGCATTGTGGTCACACATCCACTAGGGAGCTTCTGCCAGCCAAGCTTTCTCGACTCTCTCACCCCGGCCATGCTTGGCCGCACCGTCATAATCCGTATCGCCTTGCCGTGATTGATGCTCTGCGCCCTACCCCCACTCTTGAGTTGCTCTGCTCGCTCCCGAGTCGTGAACTCTGCTGGCGGTCCATCCGGAGCCTGCCCCTGATAGTAGACTGCTACCGTTGTTTGCTGGCCGCCAATCCCCGGCGAAGTCCCAAGCCATCGACCACAAGCGCGACATGAGGATCTTGGCCGGCCTTCGAATTTCCCTTCGACAGCAATATGGGGCTTCCCGTAATTAGGATGAGTACCGCCTGGGCCGCCTGCTTTACAGGTTCCTAAGTCATTCATTTTAAAAAATAATATGCTTGTATTTCGCCGGATGTCGGCTCTTGGTGTGCGAGCATTTATTCCCTGCTCACTTGGGTGGAGCTGGGCTTAATCGGTATTATTTGGCGATCTCAACCGGCTGGAAGGTCCCAGACTCCAGCCGGATCGTGCGCGTTGTGTGATTGGCATATCCGCTTGCAATTAACACCCGTTTCGCTCCCATAGCTGCTGAGACACAGATTTCAGGGATGTCGGTCGCCCTTTGTTGCAAGCCGCCGGACAACGTGTAAACCATCGGAATTGCTGCCTTTCTGTTGTGGTATTTTGCACTTGAATAACTTGAATTTACGGGAAATACTGTGAACGACGATAAAACTGGATGCAATTCTCCATATACAGGCGGCCCCTGCTTCTCCACAGAGGCCGCACTACCAGTCGAAGGAGGATTGTCCATGATCAACAAGTGACACTTTATGGTTACCACTTTGCCATTGTCAAGCACAAAATTAATAAAATGTGGATTTTGGGAGAAAAGGGCAACATTAGTTCCACGGATAACATTGTTAAGAAGTGTGTAGTGACTACTCAAAGGCTGGCCCAAGAGCTTTCAGTATCGCCGCAATTGTATGCTCTGGGAAATTAATGACGTCTTTATTGTCGAATCTGATAACGCGGCGTCCGCTTTTCTCTATTACCCTTTGCCTGCCCCTGTCTTTTGCGCGTTGGCCTTTCTTGAAATAGTGGTATCCGCCATCTATTTCAACAACTAGCCTCTGATCCGGGAAGTAGAAATCAGCAATCTTCCCGCAGAGGACATCCCAATGGCCAGCGCCCATCCCCTCCCTCAACCCCCTCAAAATCTATCAACCCATAACTATTTACTGTTGACAATGGGCACACATGTGTTAATGTTTAGCACATGAACAAACCAAACATCACGATTACCCAATACTCGGGCATTCTGAAGACTGCCCAGCCCATCACCGTACATTACGGCTCGAATCGCCGCGATGCCGCAAAGTATCTGCGGTCTTTGCGCTCAGTTCAGCGCGGCTGGAGTCGAGATTTGAGGATTCGCGTAATGCATTCCGCTCCAGTATCAGCAATCCGCTGCCTCGGCTGTGACCAAGTTCTGCCCGATCCGCTGGCCGGTACCTGTGGCCTGTGCGGGTATGTGGAGTTCAGCGAGGTAAAAGCATGATTGATGACAACCAAGAACTTAAGATCCTTGGCGAGGCTCTAGACATAGTTCTTGCGCAGAAGACCCGCGAACAGCAGATTGCTGCGCTTCGCTGCTTCGTGCGAGGCTTAAGCGGGAAACTGCCACTTCGGTCTGACTTTGAAATTCTGGAGATAAAGTAATGCCAGTCATCCAAGTCCAGGCCCTCCAGTGCTCCCAGTGCCAGCATATCTGGCTCCCGACCGGTAAACTGCCAACCCATTGCGCTAAGTGCCATTCTAGAAAATGGAACGCACAGCCAATAGAACCATTGAAATAATTTACCCATTTACCGGTTTTATGCTTGACAATAGATTTACTTCCGGTAATATTGCTCTTGTAGGTCGCTACTAGCGACGAAGGAGAAAACCCGATGACCGCTCAAGAGCAAGAATTCGCAAAGCAACTCAACGCTAACAAAGTTGTCATGCATGATGAGACGTGGGCCGCTGTCCATGTCGGAGAGCACTGCTACGGGTATGAGATCTGTGGCGGCGAAATATCAAGATTGCCAGTTTCTCAATATTGGTAAGTTTGTGCCGCCGAAACACCGGCACGAACCGTGGGCCGCCTTACCCTCATGCTGATTCGGTCAAGATCAGCGCTAGCATCTCAATTCCTACTCTCTGACCCTGGTGAGAGAGTAGGTACAAAAACTTTCGAAGGAGAAAATATGACTTATCCGTTTACGCAACAAGAAGAAGAGCAGATCGAAGCATCTTATTTCCGCGCCGATTTGGTGAAGCCATCCGAACCGCGCCAACCTCGCCCCGTATCCGGCACCCCGCAATTCCTTCTCGTGGAGGGATTCACGACTTTTGGTAGCGGCGGCGCATATGTAGAGTTCCGCCACTTATCTGGCCCTGCGCCAATTCTCCAGGCGGGAAATGCCGAGAGTAACAATGGATTTTTCACCGAAGTCCGTAAGTGGGTAACCTTGCCGACTGGATGTGTCCTGCGTATCGTCTCCGGCGATTGTATTGGGGAGGGGAGAGTATTTGTCGATGATCTGCTCATTGGTGAGTGAGTATCCCGATTCCTACTCTCTCCCTGGATTGTGCGGTGAGAGAGTAGCTGTGGAGGTACTAAAAATGAATCAACTTAGTGCCGAACAACTGAACGCCTTGAGATGTTTTGCCGCTCAGTATGGTCGCCGCTGGAAGTCGGAACTTCGTGACTGTTGGATGACCGGCAATTATCCCTCGGATTGCGACTCTGCCGCTTTGCAGAATGTCCGCAATGCATTTGGGCCTTCGTGGCTCGTCCGATTCCGCTTGCCAGAGGTTGCCGCTTGATCGTGTGGCTCACAACTCGGCCAAGCGGACGCGCTCATACACATGGAGCCGATGACCGGCAACATCCACCCTGCACCCTAACCCTTGGGACGCCCGCGAATCCTCCCCGCGCGGAGGCCAAATGACTCTTGCCGTGGATGTCGCCATGACTTCCGCTCTCAGAAGGCCAACAAATGAAACGAATACTCTGCCACTGCCGCCATCTTGACTGCCAGCACGAGTGGCTCGCCAAAACTACGCCTCGATGCTGCGCAAAGTGCAAGAGAACAACTTGGAACCGGGAGTCACTGAAGCGTGGGCGGAAATTGGGAACGAAAGTATCAGGCGATGGATTGGTTTATGAGCCAGTTAGGGAGTAGGTTTGTAACGATAGCACGTTCCACGTAGAACACTGTTAAGGAAGTGTAAGGAAGTGTGTAGCGAGAGTATGTCTATAATCTAAGCGTTATCTAGGGGTTGCGAGGATTTAGGCTACATCCCCGTTCCGCTACATCTCCCGCAAATTGCTGTTCCCCAAATAGACGAGAATCTTCCCGGAACTCTTTTGGCGAGTCTTTACGCTTTTTGGGTTCGCGTCTCATGTCTTGGCTGCTTTCTTCCGACTCTATGTTTTCCTGGATTTTGTTGAGAGTTTGTTGGTCCATTTTTATTCCTCGTAGTCAGCCGCGATGGCTCGACATAACTTGATTAATTTTTGTTTTGCCTCTTCTTCTTCTGGAGATTCCGCTTGATCATCCATGTATTGGCAGCAATCTTTTAGATCACTGAGGGTATTTGAAAATCGGCAATAGTTCATGTTTGGCATTTTAGTTTGTCCTCTCTTCTAAATCATTTTCCTCGTCGTTTTCGGCTCACTCTCCCAGAGGCCGCCTATGTTGTCGGATTTAATCCAGAGGAGTTTCATGATGTCCGCCGTTTGAGAGTTGCGCGTAACTCTGCTCGATCCGCTACGAGTTCCAGGCGGACTGTATCTGGTAAATATCCGGCGAGAGTAGCGGTTATACCGGTAATGGCAGAAGCCAGTTGATCGTTGCTGAGTTTGCAATTATCAATAGCCGGTTGATTGAGTGCTTGCTTAAGCGCATCGTAATACGTGCTCTTCATTTTTTCGCTCCTTTGACTTTAGGGGTATTCCAGTTCCTGCATCGCTTCTCTTGATTCCCGCACTGGACGGGTAACTCCCCGCGAATCAGCCAGATATAGGCGCAATTCTCACAGAATCCAGCCCTGATTTTCTTGCCGATTCGCCTTGTGAACAGCCATATAATCGCCATACAGGATTCCTTATATCACAAAATGTTCTTAAGTTGAACAATTTTATTGACAATTGTTTTCCCGTTCTGTATAAGAACAATTGAGGCTTGCGTTCATGAAGACCAACATCACAACCTGCCCGAAGTGCTCCCGCGAAAACACTCTGCATTATTACGCTGGCCTCTGGAATTGCACAGGCTGCGACTCGGTTCTTGATCCTCAACCCGTTACCTGCTTTGAAGTGCCTGAAGACAATTTCGAAGCTCTAAAAGGACGCTTTGAGAAATTGAATCGCCGCGCTCGGAAACTCAACCTTCCCGAAATCGTCATGCGTGTGACCGGGCAGCATGAAGTGCCTATCCGCGTCCCTGACCTCTCGTTCAATGTTGACGGCGCAATGATGGACAGTGGCCGGTTTCGCCGCATCTTTGAAATCGTAGTTGAAGGGAAAGCGCCAAAGGTAGCAGGCTGGACGTTCATCGCCACGATTCACCCAGTTACAGACGAAGATGGCAAGATCGTGGGCAACGAAGTCCGCAACGTTCCCGGCGCTCCCCCGGTTCCCGCCGAATACAGGAATGCCGACCTCCATTGCGACCATTGCCAGACGATTCGCCGCCGCAATGACGTGTTCATTGTCCAGAATGAGTCGGCCACAAAACAGGTAGGCCGCAACTGCTTGGCTGACTTCCTTGGCGGTATCTCTCCTGAAAGTTACGCAGCGATGGCCGAACTGCTGATTAACGCTTGGGATCTGGCTGGCGCTTCAGAAGATGACGGCTGGGGTGAAGGTGGAAGCGGAAGACGGCGTACTGAGCGGTATAGCCTAGACACAGTTCTGAAGTTCGCCGCTTCCCTCATTCGAATTGATGGATGGCTCTCTAAAGCAAAGGCTGAAGCAGCCTACAAGCCCAGCACGGCAGCCGGGGTTAGTTCATGGCTCTATGACGCCAAAAAGTACCGCGATGCCCGTCTTGAGGCACGGCTAGAGGTTCCAGCGGTCATTGAGGAAGATATCAAGATGGCGACCGAGACGGAAGAGTGGCTTGAGCAGGTTGACGCCACCACGGAAAATGACTATCTCTACAATCTGAGCCTGTTAGGCCGCGCCCAAATCATCGAAGTTCGCCAGATTGGATTAGCGGTTTCCTCGATTGCCTCTTTCCTGCGCGAAAAGGAACGGGCAATCAATCGGGCGAAACTGGCCGACCTACACAAGAATTCTAAGTTCATCGGAGAGCCAAAGCAACGCATGGAATTGACTCTCACGATGGAGTTTACCCGCGAATTTGATAGCGATTACGGCGTCTCGACTCTTTACAAGTTCTCAGATGCCGAAGGGAATGTCTTTGTATGGTGGGCCTCGAATCGCTTGAGCGTTCCCGATCAACCAGAAGTCTTCGGCTCTCCAGAGCATGACATCCGGGAAGGCGAGACTGTTACCGTCCTGGCCAGCATCAAGAAACACGAAGAGCGGGAAGGCATCAAGCAGACAGTTATTACCCGCTGCGCTTTCAACCGGACGAAGGAACAGAAGAAGTTCTGGAAACAGGGCGAGAAAGCAGCCGGAGAAGTCAAGAAGCAAGAGCATATTGAATGGTGCAAGCAGAACGGCTATTGCACTGCCTGTGATGGCTCCGGCAGGGATTACTCATTCAAACAGATCACTACCTGGGTACAGGAACATCGCGACGAAGATCCGCTGAAAGATCGCCGCGACAATTGCGGATATGTGAAGTGCTCAACCTGCAACGGAGTAGGCAAGGCGGAATTAGTAGCTGAATTTTAACCGAGGAGGTCGTAATGAACTTGCGTGAAGTTTTCGGAGATGAATGCGCGGTTGAAGATTGCCCCTATGAACGGCACGAAGATTCCCAGTTCTGCGCATATCACATGCGTTCACCACGAGATAGCGGATATCCAGAACCAGATGAAGAAGATCCTCGCTAGACGCTTCTCCGGCGTTTACGGAGCGTTCGGGAAAATGGTAGTAACCGACAGGCCGGGCGAAATACGGCCATAGAATTTGAGGAGATCCGAAAATGGCGACAATTGGACTCAAGCCAATCACCAAAGACGATACGGTATCAATAATGGGCGCAATTGACAAGTTGAGCGCCGAAGAGCGCAACCGCCTACTCAATTATCTGCTCGGTGGATACGCTTATCAGGTCTACACTGAAAGCGACACGCCGCTAACCGAATGCCAGCAGAAATTCTGGAATGACGTGGATCACCATTTCGTGATGTATTACAACTATTCACCGATGAAAGCTGGTCGCAGATGACAACCGGACGCACAATTTACGCGCTCATCAACCGCAAGATGGCCAAGATAGAAGAGCCGAAAGATCCAGAGGCTCGTAACTTCGTGATCGTCTGCGAGTATGGCGATTGGTCTGGATACAGGACGCTGGACAAGTGCATTGAGCAGTTTCCAGAACTGGAGTCCAAGAATCGCGGGAATTTCTTTTATAGGGTGGTGGAAGCATGAGAAGGGCTGGCGTAGTCTACCAAGTAACTTTTCAGGTGCAGGCCCGCGACAAGCAACAGGCCGAAGCCATCAAGAAAGCCATTGATGATGCTGTGGCCAAATTCAGGTACGAGTCCGAAGTTAAACCAGTGGCTCAAATTGAGGAGTGGATATGAACGAATCAGTTCCAAAGATCACCGTAACCGGCAACACGGTAAGTTCAGATGCCGCGAGACCCAGGCATATTGCCGATACGTGCGCTTGCTGGCCTGATGGAGTACAGCCGAAAGCAATCAAACTTCTATTGCACAAGCTGACCGTGGTTTGCAAAGATGCCACGGCTCACACTGCGATGCTGGCGCTTTCAATTGCATTGATGCATCGTGGAAAATCAGTTAAAGCGAAACTCGTTGAGGAGTGGAAATGACGACTCCAATCATCGACAGCTTACATATTGCGCCATTCGCCTCTCGCCCGAAATGCCGACTCTGCAAAAAGCCACTGAAGCCTTATGTGATTTTCGATTGCCCGGCTAATGGCCCGATTACTCGGACGTTCTCTGGGAAGTATGGAGTCAATGGAGACGGAGAATTCTGCTCCGTTAATTGCGGCTATCAATGGGGAAGATCAATCGCCCAGTCTTTGAGCACTGGCGAATTCAGGATAACGAGGAACCATCAATGAAATTCATCTGCGTAGTAACCGATGAACGCGGTGAGAACTGCGAAGAGACTTACGACAAGCCGACCATATCATCCATTGAGGCGGCCCGCTCATATTCCGAACAGACCATCAACAATTTCAATAGCAGCCTGCGCCCTGGAGAGCTCCCGCGCAGACTTGTTGATGTTCGCACTGCCGACCAGAAAGACAAAGGCCACAGTCCGCACTCATGGGAGAAAACCAATTTAGTTACTCAAGTTGTAAATGGCGGCCCTAGTTTCGATACGGCCCGCTGCTCAGTTTGTAAAATCACTGCGAGACGTTACGGCCTCGGAGGATACACGCGAGACCAGCAGTACAAGGCTAAGGGATTCGAATCGTGCTCCCGCAGTATCGAACTCATAAAGAGACGCGATTCCAAACTCAAGAAAGAATACCATCAACGCGCTGGGATTGTGGGCTAAAGAGGAATAAGAATATGAACACAGACGATCTAACCAGAATGAAAGTGGGCAGCAAGGTCACTCACGTTGACGGAAGTAAGGGCGAAGTAACCGACAAAGGATATGCCGCATTTACCGTCAAGTGGGATGACGGACTAACATCGAACGTTCAACTATATGACCTGGAGCGAGTTCTCCAAATAGAATTGAGCAACAACCAATGACATCCACGCACAACACTCTCAAACTCTTAGGCGACTTCATAATCGAAGCCGTAAACGAATCAGGTAAGACAGGAATCCCAGGCGGAATACTTTATGCAGCCCTCATGCAGTACGGCTGTGACATCCACCAGTTCGAGGGGATAATGAATGGGTTGGTAATTGCCAAGCAGATTCGCAAGGCAGGACAGATCTATTACGGGGTGACGGTTTAAGGCTCTTCGCCGATCTTCCGCTGTTTGATTGTCCGACAGTACTCAATGATTGCCCAGCATTGCTCACAGGTTATTTGGCCTTCAATGATCTTATTGTCTTTGACTACGAGTTCATCACCGTCCAGCGTGTAACCACAAAGCGTGTAGTCATTACCGCCTTGCTCGAATGCATGGTTACGCGGTTCTCCACTATCGCCTTCTGCCGGCCACATGCGCATTACTTTCATGCTTTCTCCTTAAAACAGCGGGCAATGTGCTGGGCCAGCGGGAAAGGGATACGGGCTATCTGAGCAGAGGCAGCCTTACGCTTGAGGCTTTTCGATGTTCCGTCTGCCATCTTCTTGCCGAATTCCCCAGGCTTCAAATCTCGTTCGCGCTCTGGGCCATTAATCTTAAGGCCATTTATACTGGAAACATTCTGGCTTTGCATCCGCCAGTGCGGAGAGACTACGCCGGTCTCTTTGAAGGTGCTCCAGTTCTGGCCGGAAACCTTGGTTGCGTCTCGGAGCCGCTGAATCGGTCTGTCTTCCCAGCGTCTCTCTGAATTGTTGCCGGGGAGTTTCTCGCCATCTCTGTTGACTGGATTATTCCCAAGTCCGCTCGTCGTGTTGTGCGCAACATCAAACCATGAGCCGCCGGTATTCTTCAGGCTTTTGGCGATAGGCATCAGCGCGGGCACGTCACCCCAAAGATAAAAACTTCCAAAATGCCAAGCGGCACGGCCTACCCAGGGTTGTGCCCCTTTCACATTCTCCACGATCAGCGGAATGTACCGGCCGGCCACTTCGCAGGCTTCCCGTTGGATTCGGAAGCAGGCATTAAATAGTTCGTTTAATTGCTCAATGCGCTCTGGACTTTCCCGGTACCAGGCGGCCAGCGTCTTGGCGCGGGACCAGGGCATTGCCATGTAGGAGTATTTCTGGCATGGCGGCGAAGCAACGATTACGGCGGCATCTGCGAATTCGGAACCGTGAATCGTGCGCACGTCGCGGAGAAACAACTCAATGCCGTCTCTTCGGTTCTCGCCCAACTCGGCGCACATGTCCACGATGTCATAGGCTTTTACGCGGTAGCCTTCCAAAACGAAAGGCTCAGACCAGCCATGCAAACCAGAAAACAGATCCACGCAGAGAGGCCTCACGCCACGAACTCCCTAAGAATCTGCAATTCGACTTCGCGCAGAATCTCAACGTACTCTTTGAACGTTGGTTTCTCAGCTCCAGTCCGCGCTAGGTCCAATCGCAATTGCGGAGATAACCGCGCATGGCACGTCAGGCAACATGGCCTCTCGTTTCCTTTTTCGTTGCCGCAAAAACACTTGAGCGATTTTAGGTAAGCTTCGATCTCAGGCTTTGTCATAGCGCGTCCTGGCTTTCTTGGGACTGTCTTTGTCTTGCCCTTGTAGTTTCTAACAGAAGCTTTTTCAATATTACAAATCTTGTGCGCCGGCTGAAGATTGGATTCCGCGTGATTTCTCCAGCCGAAACCTCCAGGCTGAATATGGTCGTTGGCCAAGTCGCTAAATCTCAATATCGGCTCGTTGCAGATTCCGCATGTTAGAGGCTTCCCGCTTGTAAGATGATTATTCCACCAACCGGCGCGGACCTCGGCCAGTTCGCCAAGCTTTACTTTCTGCTTGGCGCTGATCTTGTTGACTCGTTTTGTGGCCCAGGGGATCATCTTTTAAGGAATCTCGGTGATTCGCCCAGTATACTCATGGCGGATTGTCTGTGTGAAGTATGCGCTACGCACTTCGATAAGCGCCAGCACTTCTGCTTCTTGTTCGTCCCGCGCCTCAACTGTAACGAGCGCATAGCTTTCAATTTCCCGGTTGATTTTTACTTCGAATCGCGGCATTGTGGCTCCTCCTCAATTCTCAATCGCAGTTCGCTCGTACTTGGCGACTCGGTACCGATACTTCCCTGATTCACCGGAGTTCTTATCAATGGTCTTCAGTTCACGCATTTCCGTTTTCGCTTCCCGGTGACTATACAGAATGTTTGCGATGCGCCACGAAGCAAAGCGTTTTTCTTTGCGCATTTCTACGACCCAAAGAATACCGTTCATTTCTTGGGTACCGCATTGTCTTTGTAGATTTCGCGACAGTGCTTACAGCAATGACCCAGGTGATGCTCAGTAAGTTCCACGTTCAAATCCCATGCCACTTTGCGATCACAGAGCGAATGGGTATCAGCCCCACCGCCAAGCATTCGGCCTTTGCTAGTCAGTCTTCGAATATGCCACGGCGTTTGAGGCCCAGCGGTTACCGTTTCACAAAATGAATATTGCGGAACAGTTCTGGGCAAGTACAATCGGCATCCTGGGTCATGTCCTTTGCCATCCATCCAATTTGTTTCGGGACAGGAGCAACTCATTTCTTCACCTCTTCGTAAAGCTCAGTCATTCTCAGTCCAATGAATTCCAGCACTTCTCCATTGGGCCTTTGAATCCCTCGCTTGATGGATGACAGCGTGGCCGGAGAAACGCCTAACTCTCGGGCAAATTCCACATCTGTCTTTTCTCCTTGGACTTTTGCAATCCTGTTCAGCGTCTCAGCGCGAGTCAGGAGTTTTGACTTTCCGTTCTTCATTTTGAATATCCTCTTTTGAGAATTTTGGCCGATTTTTCAGCCATTAGTTGGGCGTACCGGGCAATGACTTCAGGCCCAGTCAAACACTTCGCCCGAATCTCAATAAGCTCTGAGATTTTGCGCCTGACTCCGGCCAGCATCTCTGCCTCGGCCTCGGTCGGCATCGCAACCGGCCAGCCCTTCACGTAGAGCAGATGTTTTGGAATTACCGATTCAATCTCTTCGCGCTGGATTGCCTTGGCTTTGGCGATCTGGACGCGCTCTCGCAGTTCGGCACTCAACAAATGCGGCGCAACATCGGCCAGCCATTTATCAGACTGGAATGAGAAAGTGGAATCGGCTTCCAGTGTGACCATTTCGATGTAGGTTGGAACGTTGTCTGCGCAGGCAGCGGAGGCTTTTAGGTCGCGCTGTGAACCCAAGATGCAGAACACGCAGCTTACCCGCGTGGAATCGTAAGTCTCATAAGCTTCATGCAATTGCAGTCCGGCGCTTGCGATCTGGACGAAGACTTGCTCTTTCCGCTCCTCGATAATGGCATTCCAGCTAATCCCGGCAGCGTTGTTTTTCTGGAGCTTCTTGAGCACTGCCGAAACTGGCATCTTTGCGCGGGAGTGGCTTTCTTCCCGGCGAATCCCGGTGACGTTCAAAATGTCTTGGGTCGGGAAGCGCTTGCGAAGTTCGGAGCAGATTACCGCCGTCTTCATCTCCGAAGTGCAGAAGCGCATGGAAGCTGTTGACCAGGGGAGAATCAATTTCACGCAAGATAGATCGGCGTACCGGGCAACGTTGTTTTTCCAGCGGGTAAGCCAGCGGTCCATCATGTCGCCAGCCTTGCGGCTGCAAACTATCAATGGCCAGCCAATGTTAGCGGCCAACCGTTCGCACGAAGGCAGCGAATCCTTCCACTCAGTTCGCCCGAGGTCGGCATGAATGAGAACTTTCGGCCCAGTGTGACCAATCTCTTTAAGGTAACGGCTTACCGTGATTGCGCAGGCGTCCGAGTCTTTCCCGCCAGACACGCCAATTGCAACGACAGCATTTGCGGAGAGTAGGCGAGAAACATCTGCCGTAAGCGATACCCTAAGTGTCATCGAAAATCAGTATTGCACACGCTCCAAAAAGAATCAACAATTATTTTGTTGACAATCGCTTCTCGCTGGTTTAAGGTTTGGGCTGCAAACAGTCATTCGACTGGCAATAAACGGAGGTCACTATGAGAGCCGAACGGGAGTGGTTGCTAATCAAATCCGGGCAAGCAATGTTCAGTTACGACTCCCCGCGCTCAACCTGTGGGAGTTGCGGCGATCGCATCGCCAAGATATCCAAGTATGATTCTCCCGGCAATCCGTGGCTGCATGAGCACAACTATACCGCCCGGTGTCCCTCGGGAAAAGATGGCGTAAAGAGTGAAACGTTCGCAACGCCAGCAATGACTCCGGCGTTTGAGCAGTTTATGTCCGAATGGTGCGCACTGCTTCAGGATGTATCTTCCGAGCGAACTTTCACTTATGCCGACTTGGACGATGAAGAGCTAGCGGGCGTTTTGACCGAAATTGAAGTGGAATGTGGGAGGTACAGATGAGCGAAACCAAACAGCCCAGCGAAGAGGCACTAGTCGCAGCCGAGATTGTTCTTTATCCATTTCGTCAAATCATGGTACACAGAGAAGAGCAGATACGGTCTGCCGCTCTAGTGATTGATGAGCAGATGGAGCCGGTTGACGCTTCGGATTTGGATGAGCGGTATACAGTTGCCTTGCTGGCATCCCTAGAGGCCATCGTAGAGTCGGCTACTGATGGACGGGATATTCCCGAATGATTGTCCGAGAGATTAATTGATGCCAAGGCAGTTATCAAGAAAGCGCGAGGCCAATGTCCATCAAGAACGTAACGCGAATTGACCGCTCTCCAATGAACGAGAATGTATGGTGCATTCAATTGGAATGCGGGCATGAAGTCTGGAAACCGGCAAAGCGTAAGCCGACAATCAAGCAAATGCGCTGCGTGAAATGCGCGAAAGGAAAGACATGACAGACATCCAAGAAGAGCCACGGCAATGTACCTGTGGAAGTAAATATACGAGTAAGTGGCTTGCTACGTTTGCGGCTGCCTTGGTTTGCGGGTACTGGGCCTATCTCAATCATGGACAGAGCGGTATTGGCTATTTTGTAGTCTGCTTACTTTTCATCTGGTGAAAGGAAAATAAATGAACCATCCAGATCTCAGCGACGATATCAACTCAAAGATTACCAAGAGCGAAATAGATGGCGGAGTCTGGCTTCAGATGCCCGAGGAGTCCGCCTCAATTGCTCACGCTGAAGCGAAGGCAAAAGGGAATGTCCTGCCAGTCGGCAAAGGGCTGAAAGTCCAAACAAAGAACACGCTCTACTTTATTGAGAGACGCGGCGAGAATGAATTCTGGATTTCTGGCAACCAGCGCTTGTGCCCTGTCCCTGTTCGCGCCAATATCCATGGCTCTACCTGGGGAACCTCAATGCTGAAGATGGGGTATGTGGGACGCGAGATGCACTTGGAGTTCTCACTTGTCGGCGAGTATTCAACGATTACAACAACGCCAATCACGGAGATTACCGAGGTCTCGCTGTGAGCCTCTTGATGCTTATCTTCGGCTGCTCACATTCGAATCTCTCCCGCGTCTTCACGCTTCAGAATCAGACACGTAGGGCTACGAGATGCTGGCCAGCCGCGAAGGGTAAGCCTATATCGTACCGAGTGTGCCTTTCATGTGGAAAAGAGTTTCCGTTCAATTGGCAAGCACTCGGGAAGATTGATGAAGAACTTGCTGGCGTTGAGATGTCAGCGGAAGGGTAAGGAAATGGTTTACGAACAGATTGATGAATTGGCGGCACCCCAAGTTAAGCCTCTAGAAGAGCGTCTATTGAAGATTGCGGCCACGATCGAAACGAACAGACTGTTACTCCCGAATGAGGATAGCCGTAAAAAACAGGAAGAATTGAAAGACCACAATCGCGCGCTGAAGCGAGAACGGCAAGAGATTAATGGATCAATCCACTGCATCAAGACAGATATTTTCAAGCGCCTACTCGGTGAAGAGTACGGCGTAACAGGCAATCCGAAGTTTGAGAAAGCCTACTACATCGCTTATGAGCATGGGCACTCCTCGGGATTTAGTGATATCGAGATCTACTTTTCGGAGCTTTCCGACCTGATCAAATAATTTCTACGCGGAAGGATAAACATCTATGCCTCTTAACTCTAGTATCGAATGGATGAGTGATCTGTGCTCTGAAGATATTTCCATGACCGCGCGCAATCCGTTTACGGCGAATCCATTCCGCAGTGGGCTTTTCGTTGTTGCGACCGATGGCAACTCGCTAGTTGCAATACAAGACAACTCCAGGATCGAAGAAGACCAGCGCGGTATCAAGGCTGTACGGAAGTATATTGAGGCCGCGCTTGGGGAACAAGAATATAAAATGGAGCCGTTTAAGAGGTGGTTGCAGACTATTCAACGCCATTGCGAACATTGCGAAGTGGATCACATCTGCAAGCGCACAGACGAGGATGACATGGAAATATCATTTGTATTTGGTCATACGGTAGACCGCAGTTTGCTCTTCAGATTCCTGCACAACATTAATGCAACTCATTTTAAGTTCCGCGCTGAGACCGTGGCTAACGGAGAAGGGGCCATGCTGATATTCGGCGGAGACACATGGAAAGTGGTATGCATGGGCCTAAAGAGAAGCAGTGTTACAGACAAACAAAATGAATACAATTCTTACAGAGGAGACAAATGACAACACGCGAATTAATTCAACGCCTTCGGGCAAACTTCATCATCGAAAACGAGAAGGACGATGATACGATACATGCCTTCGACATCGCCGTAAACGAAACTCTTCTTGAGATCGTAGACGGTCAACCGGCGGAGCCGCCAAAGAAGAAACGCGGAGGCCGGCCAAAGGGATCTGCAAACAAGAAGAGCGAAGGCGATACCGGCAATCCACCGAACGGAGAATAAACTATGCAACAGCATTTTGTAACCTTTTACAGCCCCGGAACGTTTGTGGCTGAGTCGTCAACTGAGCCAATCGAATCGTGGGATGTAGAAACCGCTAAGACGCTGGCTAAGGGAATCAAGGAACGACATGGAGCTACGCCTTACGGGTTTCGCTTTACGACTCGTGGGCGCTCCAACGATGATCTTGATTCCAGCGTTATCGACACGAGTCCAATGTACTACCTTGGCGGGACAGTCGAAACGCTGGAAGAAGTAAAAAACCGCGCAACTGGAGATGAACGCATTCTCGTTGCCAACATGGAGGGTAACGGCTACGAGAAGATCATCACCAGTACCAATTCGTGGCGATGGACTCAGCCGCTCCAGCCGACCGATGTTGTGCTTGATTGGCCTTAAAACATCTGGCCTGAATATATCTACTCTCGGGATATTCAATGCGAGAATGACCGGCGAGTCGGGCTTGATTCGCCGGTTTTTATTTGCACTTACATCTTGACATCTAAATATCATGTCTGTATATTCTTATCTGCAATGAAACCCAAGCCACAATCCAACGTTTACCCTCTCAGGTTTGACTCTGCAATCCAGCGAGACAAAGTTAAGAAAGCCGCTGATTTACGCGGCCAAACGATGCGCGTTTACATCCTGAGAGCGACCATGCAGCAAACCATTTACGATCTCAAAGGCAAATAATGAACATCCGATTTCTGGCAAGCCTCTTTGGAATAAACCCGATTCGTTCAAATATCGCGCCTACCCCTGAACAGTGGGCACGTCAGGCCGTCCGTTCTCACCGAAAGTCACAGCGCAATAAAACTATCCACTCTAAGCATGAGCGCCAATTGCGGAAGGCCAAGTCTCTGCAAAGAAGGGCGGGCAGCCGATGACAGCCGAAGAACTCGCCCAAAAGATGTACGAGCAGCCAGCCAATGTTATTCGTTCACCGTGGTCAGTGGCCAGCGAAAGCATACGATTCTCATGGATATTCAAAGCTCAGGCCGCATTGAATGTGCTCTTCCCCAAGCCCACACCTCAGCCAACTCCTACGCCGTGGCGCAAGGGCATTAGGCCGGATTGCGTTGTCGCAGATGTTCCAATAGATGGCGGCTGCAATGGTACTGGCGATGTTGAATACTATGGCGGGTACCTCATCTGCGAATCAGTCACAGAAGCCAATGCGGACAGGATCATTGAGGCGGTAAATGCTTTCACAGAGGCAAAGACGATGAAGTGGTATACCGCTGCCGAACTGCAAGAAAAATGCCGGTTGCTGATTTACGAGTACACCAAACATGAAGACATTTCTCGGATTGTCGGCGAATGGCTAGCAGATAATCTCCAGCAGGCATTCGACAAGGGGCGCGATACAGGACGGCAATCGACAATTAGGGATCATGCCGTAATTACAAGAGCCATGCACCAGCACAAGCAAGAAGCACAAGACAGAGTAGAAAAACTTGTCAAAGCAGCCAAGGCAGTGATCGCGTTTTATGGTGCTTCTGGCGGCCCACTCGGAGAACTCAGAAAACTGGTAGGAGAATAGCAATGCCAACCGAAACAGCAGAACGGCAATTATTCCTTGAGCGACGAAAGGGCTTCGTGGGAGGATCTGAGGCAGCCAGCCTTTTCCCCGAAGAAAGCCAATACGGGTGTCCGCGCCGTCTCACTTACATCAAGCGTGGCATCACTCCAGATTACGAGCGCACCCAAAAAGAGAAGGACATGCTGGAGCGCGGGAACGAAGTCGAGGACATCATTGCCGACAAATTCAGCCGTATGTTTGGAATGAAAGTGCGCCGAACTCCTACGTTTGTCATGGCCGATAAGCCGTTCATCGGCGTGAACATGGACAGGCAAATTGTGTCTGTGACCACAGAAGAGATTTTGGTTCATTGGCCTGATCTGAAATTGGAGGGTGCCTGTGGTCCTGGCTATTTGGAGTGCAAGAGTGCGAACCAGTGGGCCTTTGCCTCAGTAATCAAGTCCGGCATTCCATTCGATTACGTTGCCCAAGTTCAACACGGTATCGGAGCAAGGGGCTACAAATGGGGCGTAATGGCGATCATGGACATGAGCAGTTTCCAGATGATCACCTATGCATTCACAGCCAATTCGATTCTGATTGTTGAGATCCAACGCCGTGCTGAGAACTTCTGGCCACTGGTAACCAATCCGAGTTTGCCATTGCCCGATAAACCAGAATTCAAGGACGGTAACAAGCGTTGCCATGGTTGCCAGTACAGACGCTCATGCCTGGGTGCTGTAGCTCTAATGGCAATGGCAGGAGAGAAGCCGGACACGGAGTACGTTTCCGATGATTCGTTTTACCAAGTCCTGTCTGACCTGAAAGAGATTCGGGAAGAGATTGACAAACTCCAATTTACAGAAGAGCAGATTGAGAACGTCATCAAAGAGCGGATGACCGAGAAAAATATCGGCAAATTGGAAGTACCTAGCATGGGCGCTAGGGTCTCATGGGTCAAAGGTAAGCCGCCGATGTCCTGGGATGGCAAAGCCCTCGAAGCCGAAGGTGGAACGATTGGCCGGATACTTCATTTTGTTGAATGGCTGAAGGGTGGGCAACCTGAAGAGTTTGCGGCACTAGAAGCCGATTTCCAGAAAGAGCATCCGAAGTCCGACCATTTGGACAAGAAATACAAGAAGCCCGGTACGCCAAGACAGCCGTTTGTAGTCAAATATTTGTAAGAGGAAACCATGAAGATCATAAGTTTGCAAGCTGAGAACGTAAAGAAACTGGTAGCTGTCCATATCACACCCCAAGGCGACATCGTTGAGATTGTCGGCAAAAACGGCCACGGAAAAACTTCCGTGCTCGATAGCATATGGTGGGCATTGGAAGGGGCAGAGCATATTCAGGCAGAGCCTATTCGCAAAGGCGCGGATAAGGCAGTCATTCGCTTAGACCTTGGCGAACTGATTGTCAAGCGGACGATCACACCGAAGGGCGGCACTCTCACAGTTGAGAATGCGGAAGGAGCGAGGTATCCAAGCCCTCAAGCCGTGCTGGACAAGCTGCTAGGTGCAATATCGTTTGATCCTCTGGCATTCACTCGGATGAAAGCGCCCGAACAATTCAAGGAATTGCGGAAACTGGTTCCTCTTTCTGTGGACGTGGACAGGCTCCAGAAAGATAATGAGACAGACTACACCAAGCGCACAGAAGTCAATCGGCAAGTAAAGACTCTGACCGCTCAGATTGAGGCGATGCCAGTTGAGCAATTGGAATCCTTTGTCCCGGTTGATACCTCTGGGCTTCTTACTCAGATGACAGAGGCCAGCAAGCACAATGTCACAATTGCCGAGAAGATACGAGACTGGGAGAACCAGCAATCATCCAAAGCAGAGCAAAAACTTACCATTGAGAAAGATGTAACCGATAAACGCAAACGCACCCAGCGGTTACTTGATGAGGCAGCCAAGTTGAGCGGTGAAGTCGAAATTCATTTAGGCCAAATAAAGTCACTGGAAGCACAACTGCAAGAGCCGGTACCCGACTTTGGTTCTACGGTTGACATTGCCAACATCCACAAACAGGTAGAGGATGCAAACATCCTGAATGCTGCCATTGAACGCCATCATAAGCGCAATGCCGTCGTACAGAACCGCGACATGCTCCAAGGCCATGCCGATGCACTCACCAAAGCAATGGAATCGCGGACTGACCAGCGAGTGAAGGCCATCCAAGAAGCCAAGATGCCGGTTGATGGCTTGGTCTTTGGTGATGATGTAGTCCTGTTCAATGACATTCCGCTTGAGCAGGCCAGCCAAGCCGAAAAGATCCGCGTCTCCTGCGCTATCGCAATGGCCAGCAATCCCAAGATCAAAGTCTTGCTCGTTCGGGATGCTTCGCTTATTGACGATGACTCAATGGCCATTCTCACCAATTTGGTGAAAGCCAATGGTTATCAGATTTGGCTTGAGAAAGTAGCGACCAGCACCAAGGTAGGAGTGTTGATCGAGGATGGTTATGTGTCAGGACGGAAGGATGAGCCGAAATGATTGAGGCAGTTTCATGGAACGGCAGCAACGGGCATCGGACGCTCATGCACTTGCGCCAAGAAGAGATGGTCACTCTCTGCGGCAATCCCGTTTCTCAGGATGAAGACGCTGAAATTGAATGCCGATCTGATTGGCCTGTTACGAGATGGTCAAAGAAAAACCGGCGGAGACTTTGCCATCGGTGCATTGCCAAGGCGAAGGAATTTAACGCGGGTATGAATTACGGATTCTGAAAAGAGGATTGACAATATGCCAAACGATCACACCTACGAACCAGTAGAGGGCGAAATCATGCAAGATGAACCAGAGCAGGTTGATATCAGTTCTCTGGCCGCCCTCAACAAAAGCGAAATTTCACAACAGATTGCCACTAGCAAACGCTATCCACGCAGCGTCAAAAAGTTCAAGGATGAAGCTCTGAACCTTGCGACATTGGACGAAGCAACAGCCGGTGAGTGCATTTATGCTTTGCCAAGGGCTGGCAAGGTCATCGAAGGCCCAAGTGCCCGATTCGCTGAAATCCTGATTTATGCTTGGGGAAACAGCCGAGCCGGGGCAAGGGTCATCGGCGAGGATAACGATTTTGTCACTTCGCAAGGTCTATTTTTTGACCTTGAAAAGAACGTGGCAATTAGTTACGAGGTCAAGCGGCGAATCACCAATGCAGCCGGCAAGCGATACTCCTCTGACATGATCGGCACGACCAGCAACGCGGCCTCGTCCATTGCCCTTCGCAATGCCGTGCTTAAGGGCATCCCCAAGGCCCTGTGGAAGCCAATCTATGAGGCGGCAAGGAAAGTAGTGGCTGGAGACTTCAAGACGCTGGTAAACAGGCGGGAATCAGCATTGCAAGCCTTTGTAATCTATGGCGTGACTCCCGACATGATCTATAAGACCTTGGGCCTTGGCGGCAAGGATGATATCGGAATTGACCATCTGGTAATTCTCAATGGGTTCCTGAATGCCTTGAAAGAAGGCGAGTCTTCCGTTCAGGACATCTTCGAGAACGTGGAAAACCATGTCAAGTCCAATAAGGCAACGGCAGTCACAAACGAAAAGATTGATAAGATTGCGGAGAAGTACGCCAAGAAGGATGAGACTCCAGCAGTTACGGCCACAAACCCAGAACCACAGCCCGAACAATCCCTATTCGCCAATCTGAAGCAAGCAGCCCAGGCCAAGGCCAATCTAGATGGTGAGCCTGTAACCTTTGAATTTGAAGGAACAAGCGTTACCGTGGACCCTCATCCGGTGCAGGAGACAGCCCAAACTCAAGCACCAAAGGACGAAGGGCAAGCACAATTACCTTCGAACAAGCAAGGAAGGCCCACATCCAAGAAACAATCGACAGAGCAGAGTTCCGTGCAGGGAATGCCATTGGGTTTCGACAAGTAAAGCGAAGAGATTGAAAGAAGCGAAGGAGGAGTAATGGCCCAATTCACAGCAAAGTCTGTCGAAGTAATTGGCGATACAGCCTGCTTTTCTGGTATGCGTCTCTGCGTAGAATGCGGCAACGCTCAGTGGATGATACCAGACCGCTTCCCATATGCTGCCAATCCAAAGCCTGAATGCCTTTCATGCAGCAAGGGAGAACTAATTCCCTTGTTGGATTCTGAGGTCGCTTACTATGTGACGCAGAGATGGAAACTAAGCCACGAATTGCAGCGTTTCCGTAATCTGCTGAATGGATTTGTTGCATGAATTACACTCTCGAATACTGCCGACAACTCCTATTGGAGATCCTTATAACCGGGAAACTCCCGTGGAATGACACGGGCTTTTACCGGACTCAGCCTAGCATCGGCATGGCTTTATTGCTGATTGATTCGCACGATAAGCATCAGTTGCTTTTGGCAGAAAGGTGCCAATGATTATTCCTAGGGTCGGCCAACTAATTAAATCGCCAGCAGGGCTTCTCCGTATTGCCAGAGCCGTGCATATTGCTAGCGATGATCCGAAGAAAGTATGGGTATCGTTCGCCATTAAGCACTGCTCTTGGACTCGCCGTTGCTACACAGTTTACAGTTTGGATGAACTGCTGAGAACTGGATACACGGTTACGCGTAAGCGGGTTAAATTTAATAAATTCGATAAGCGCGTAAACACTGTTATTCATAAAAGTTCAAAAGAAATGACTTGCTGCGATGTGGAAGGGATTTCCTGATGGCTTACTTCAAACGAAAAGGCGAAAAGGCAAAATACGGATTCGCTGATCGGCATTGTATTGGCCGAGAATGCTGGTCTCCAGGCATGTACCAGCACCGCAGCATGATGGCCGGAGGAGGGTCGCGCAATACTGGAAGTCCCGATACTCCGTGCTGCATGAATCGCGCTTATCGTGGATGTCCGGCTGGGCCGGTCGGAGAAACCAAAGAAAAGTGCTACGAATGCAAGGGCGAGGGAGTTATTCCAAACCTGGAGTTCCAAGGGGAAGGGCCGCAATTTATTCCGTGCCCCGTTTGTATTGGATACAAGGAGATTACAATCCAAGGTCTGCCGCTGGTAAGCATAGAACTCTCGAAAGAGCGCAAATCTCAAGGATGGACATTAGCATGAGCACTTCAAAGACTCTCTCAACATGGACAGACCGAGGTTACAGGCCATATGGATCAGGCAATTGCGAAGCCTGTTCTAGTCCGGTTGAGTTCTTTGAACCGCCAGCAGGAGGCCAACTCGTTCCGATTGATCCGCAGACATGGGAAGCGCACTGGAGCCATTGCCCGAAGGCTAGAGAGTTTCGACAGATTGAAAAAATGAGAACGGGAGTTTTATGAAGCATGATGATCCTAACCGCGCAATGGTCGCAGAGTTCCACAAGAATTCAAATGGCCGCTTCGAGTTGTTTTCACTTACGGCCTTCACGTCTTGCATCGCCCGACACGATGGCAAAACCTATGTGCCGCGTTATACCTATGACGTGGATTACTCGCGGGAGTATGGATATATCTTTCACAGGAGCGGCGGCGGACGATGCAAATGCAAAAGCCGGGAGGAATGCTATGGCAACTAAGATGACTAAAGCCGAACACGACAACATCTGCCGCAAACTAACCGACCAAGGTAAACTCATTGAGGCTGGTTTCATTGGCCTCAAATTCGCTTCCATTCCAGCCGATGCGCCAGAAATTCAAGTCGAAGAAATGAGAAATGCTTTCTTCGCCGGAGCGCAACATTTATTTAGTAGCATAATGGGAATCTTGGAAGCCGGTTCAGAGCCGACAGCGAAAGACTTAGACCGCATGGAATTAATCGCCCGCGAACTGGATGGATTTATCGAGCAGTTCAAGGCGAAACATATGAAGGCCACTGGGAGGGCATAGTGTGCTGTAAGATCAACAGGAGGCAAGAGGATGACACAGGTTGGAACAAAGATTGAGATTACCTTGATTGGAGATTCAGCGGCAGTTGATAAGGCTTTACAGGAAATAAAAGAGGCCAAGAAAAACATTGAGGGCCGCGAAGGTATCGAATATTGCCAGGAATTCAGTGAGGATTTTCCGCTATGACACCTAAACAGATAGAAGAGGCAGCGCGGGCAATTAAGGAAGTTTCGCATGGATTGATCGGTATTCCCGCAATTACGGCCATTCTCTCCCGCTACATAGAACACGGGAAGAAGCATTGCCCCGAATGTGGCAAGGGCCCAGTGGTATTGTGCCAAGGTATTCATGGGGATTCGGCAGATGATTCCTTGTGGATACGTTGCGAAAGCTGCGGCACTCACTTTTTTGCGCGCAAAGGTTCCTCACAGAAGCAGGAGGAATGCGACAATCCCAGATGCAATGGGACTATCCACGACAACGGCTGCGGACTGGAGAACATGTGTCCAAACGCTTCAATGCCAAAGCAAGAACATATAGGGTCTTCTATTGAAGGCAGATCAGCAACAATTTCATCCATAGGACTGGACACGCAAGACCCAATGTGTGAATGCGGCGAACCAAGAAGCAAGCACACTTCGTTCGTTCGCAAAGATGCCAGTAAGCCTTTAGGCATTGAGCCGAATGGACGGTTTTGCCCTGAGCCGCCTCACTCGTCAAGGGTAAGATTGTTTAAGCAAGTAGTGGAGTTGGCACAATGCGGACTCATGGCCGAACGGGACCAACTTAAATCCGAACTTACAACCATTAAGCGAGAAACCATCCTTGAGTGCGCCGAGGCTTTATGCTCAATCTGCGCGAATCCTAAATATGCTGGGATTACTTGGCAAGTTGCGCGATATTCGCATCCCTTACGCGGGTGGATGCATTTTAATCAGTACGATCAATGCCCAAACCAATGTCCCGCCGGCCCAATCTGGCAACTCCTTGAATCGCAACCCAGTACCGCAAAGCCTGATCCATTTCCGTGGGAGGCATTGCGTTCTCTTTTGGACTCTGGCATAGAAACTGGAATCGGGGAGCATGATATGTGCCAATGCCGCTTTTGCGGAATCAAGGGCGAAAATGCTGAAGTCGGCCATGCATTCGGCATCAAACATGCGCCGGGGTGCGCTTGGATGAGTGCCTACGATGTTGTAAATCCCAATCGAAAGGAGTAACTGCCTCTGTACACGCGGCCAGCGGGCTGAAGGAGTTCTCTCGCTGGCCATTATTTCTCTTGATTTTTGATGGTTTGTTGGTAGTGTGGATTATCCCTATGAAGCACATTGTTTGTTTTTCGGGTGGTAAAGATTCAACGGCTCTTCTGCTTTGGGCCAAGGAAAATCTCCCCGAGTTCACGGTTGTTTTCTGTGACACAGGCTGGGAGCATCCAATCACCTATGCCTACATTGAAGAAATAAATAAGCAACTGTTAGATGGCGGTCTTGTGCGCGTGAAAAGTGATACTTACCCCGATGGTTTCGTACAGTTGGCAGTGGAGCGCAAGGGCATCCCAAGCTTTAAGCGCCGGTTCTGTACGCAGGAACTGAAGGTCTTCCCGCTTCACAAGTATTACGAAAGCTTGGACGATGAAATTACCAGTTATCAAGGAATCCGGGCCGACGAATCACACAGCAGAGCCTCAATGACTGATACGCAATGGGTCAGTGATGGCGGCGGGTATTGGGTAAAACGACCGCTCTTGCGCTGGACTGCGGAGCAATGCTTTGCAATGATGGCGAAGCACAACGTTAAGCCTAACCCTCTTTACCTCATGGGAAGTTCCCGCGTTGGATGCTGGCCGTGCATTATGACTGGCCTTCGTGAACTGAAAAGGATTCTGCAATTTTCCCCCGAACTCCGACAGCGACTGATTGATCTAGAAGCGCATGTCAACGGCAATGTGGGCAATAAGGAAACACGGAAATGGCCTGCTACTTTCTTCGCTGCTGGAACGATTCCCGCTCGTTTCTGCTCACTGCGTGGAAAGGCGAAGCATGGCGGTATGGCCTATGTACCGACCGCCGAAGACGTGTTCAGATACCTTGATTCGGTGGATGAAAACCAATTGCCATTGCTGCCAGCACGTGCCTGTATGAGCGTTTACAATCTTTGCGAATAAGGAGATTCCATGTACCAACTCGAAGAAAACTGCACAGAAGAAAAACTCATAGAATGCTTAAAGTTTATCCTCAACGATAAGCCGGAACTTTTCAGCAAGCGCCAGAACGATTGCGGCTGTTTCTTCAGAGCATTGCGACTTGGAGAGCCTACGTTCACGTTGAGAGCGCAAGACCAAACCTCACCGCTGACTATCAATGAGTGGCTTGTCCTTAATCCTCAACTCTCAGACGAACGCAGAGGCCAAACTCTTGAACGAATGGGAGAGATGGAATCGTGGCCGACCAAGAAAGCGGCTGACTGAATACATGCCGTCTCCCATCGAAAGTCTACTAGATCGCGTTGAGTTTAAGTGCTGTTGCTGCTCTGCGCCAATGGGCCGATGCGGTTGCTGGCTAAAGTACTCGAAAGAGTTCAAGCGCAAGGGCGGGAAGCGGATTTACGAATGCCCGCACGGTTGTTACAAATGCTCTATGCACTGCAAACACGCCAAGGTGAAAATGATGCAGGGCAATGAGAATGTGCCAAAAGAAATGTCTCTGCATCCTTGGCCATCGCACATCGGAGACCACAAAGAAGATGTTAACTGTAAAATTGTGGGATGCCGACCAAAGGCCAAACGGTGAGCGGACTAAAACATCCTGAAGAGTGCCCATGCGGACTTTCCGGATGCCCTGGATGCTTCCCTAAGCCGTCAGAACGCCCTATTTCTCGCGTTCCTGGGCCAGCCTCAGCAGATGAGGTCAGAATTATCCGAGATGCCAATCTGGGAGAGTTTATGGCTGAAGAAGGGCCATTGTGGGGAGACTTGTAATGCCGCTATTTGAATGCGAGAAATGCCATGTGATCGACAATACCGCCCTCACTAATTTCTGGTCTACATTTCGTGACGCCAATCTCCCGCGTCTATGCAGCGAATGCGACCCAGATATAGCCAGCTGGCATGGGATATTTCCGCGTACACTCTTCGCGGATTTCGAAGGCAACCGTGACGTTGAATATCCCGCGAGAAAAAATGGCGGCGACTAGGGAGACTTATGAGCCTTTGCCCGAATTACTGCGATTGCAAAACATGTAAGCACGGCAAGCCGTTTTGTCAATGGTGCTCAGATTGCGCCCACGAGCGCGAATTGAAAGCTCGCCAAGAAGATCACAGAAAGAGCGTCATCCGACAGAAACAGAGATTGAAGCGAATGGAGGACGATGAGTAAGCACACTGGATATCGCTTGTACCACGTCTCCCAGGCAAAACTCATCGGACCGATTGAGACCAAGCGCGAAGCGGAGAAGCGCGGAACAGCCATGACAAAGCGCCGTAGAGACGTTTTAACGAACTGGTTGCGCGTGAACATCTTCCCGGTCGAAGTGGACGGTAAAGGCAAGCCCACGGCCAAAGGCATGGCATTCATCGGCATCCTGCATGATCTTCTGAAGCCGCCAGAGCGTTAAAAAAATAAGTTGACAGGATGCGGAGAGTTACTGTAATGTTTTTCTCATTCGCCGTAGGTCATAGGTGGGGCTGGTAGAAATACTAGCCCTGCCGCCGTAACCGAAAGCGAATACGGCTAAAATATGACCGATACGCGCCTCGTCAATTCGAGCAAGATTCCTTTTGTCTTAAAGGTTTTACAATCCATCAACAATCAAGTTTCCTGCGGCATCGTGTTGGCAGATCCAGCCAGTGAGAAGTTTTCACCCGCAGGAATTCACATCCTACCTTCGCAGCCCTCCGCTCAAATGGAGGGAAGGAGTAAACGAACTAGCATATGAATCCCAATCTCATTGAACCCCTTGATTCATGGGAGCACATCGAAACTCCTAAACGGGTGCGCTCCTGTAACCGTCACTCCGATTGCGATGCAGCTGAAGCAGCAGTATTAGCGCGTAATCCCGGCAAGACGGCAGCCGATATCAGTCTGACTTTTCATTGTCACGATGAAGATTGTGAGGATTGCTTTGGAAGTTAATACTCCACTCGAACAAATCAGACGCATACTCAGAAACTCCCCCACTATAGTCTTCGCCAATTTTGACGCGGCCAATGATTACCAATTGTCGCAGTGGCTCACTGATTACGAGCGCGAGACTCCTGAACAATGGCCGCAACTGTGCCATCTATGCAACACTCAAATGGAATCTGCCGATGATCGTTGCGAATGGCATGGACTCGGTAATTGTGTTGATATTTGCGAACGCTGTTTAGGTTCGGGAGAAGAGCCGAAGACGGACTCTCAACAAGTGCAAGAAAGATCGGCCCCCTTATCTCCGCTTCAGCAAATAGCAAGCCCAGCACAAACACTTTCCGATTACATTCGAGATCACGGCGACAAAGCCAACCTGAAATTTATTGAGGCCCAAGCGCTGCTCATTGTGGATCGTGTGCGGATGGCTAATGGCGGTAAGTTGCGAAGCGAGGCCAAAGGGTAAGTTTAATGGCCGAAATACGCCCCTGGTACCGCTGGCATATTAACCGATGGAAGAAGTCTCCCAACGTGCTAGCGATGTCTCTGGCGGCACATGGAGCCTATCGGAACCTGCTTGATGCAGCATGGGAGAACGGGGCTAAACTCCCAAATACTCCAGAAGTTTTCTGGAGGTATGCCCTGGCCAGCAGCCGTGAAGAATTCGCAGCGGTTGCTGAACAAGTCATTGCCATGTTCACGGTTTCTGATGACGGCAAATGGTTGACAAATGAGACACTTACTGAAGAATGGAATGACGCAAGCCTATGGTTTAAGAAGAAATCAGACGCAGGTACGAAAGGCAGCGAAGCGCGATGGAAGAAACAAGAGCCACTCACGGTAAATGACACTGCTATGACAGTGCCATCGCAATCGCATAGCGATGCTATAGCAGAAGAATCCGAGTGCCTATGGCAAAACATGGCACCACACCTCACCTCACATAACCAAACCAAAGATCTAAAACCTTCCGCGAGCAAAGCGAAATCTCGCGGAATTAATAATTCAGCATTTGCCAAAATGAGCGGTGAAACAAGGCACACTAGAGTCCAGCAGATGGTAATGAATTGGTATCTGGATTGGGCTGGAACTGAATGCCCTTGGGATGGAGGAGAAGGCAAGCAATTATCCGCTCTCTTGAAATCCACTCCAAACTGGCCAGATGCCCAATTTGTCACATGTCTTGACAACCTTGCGAAAAGTTCAAAATGTATACCCCGTGGCGATAGGCCAGCATCGTGGCTGCACAAATTACCCAAATTTCTCCACGGGCCGCTAGCAGAATTCTTCAGACCGGAAAGCGGTGGAACAAATGGAAACGGGCAATACCCAACAACAGCAGAAAAGCGACATTACGCAAACGCCAACGCAGCTACAGAAGCAGCAATCCGAAAACTTGGAGCGAATCAAGGCAACGGGCGAGATTCTGATGGCAATAGGGACTCAGTACGCAATGGAGTTCACTCCGGAACTGGCCCAGTTGTGGATGGAATGTCTGGAAGACTTGACCCCGACTCAGATTCGTGAAGGGTTTAAATATTTCCTGAAATCCGACAAGCGCGGATTCCGTCCGACTCCTGGCATGATCAGGGCGTGTGCTCCCGATTACTGGGGCGGTCACTTCGAAGGCGAAAGCTACGTGAACGCCAATGGGCAGCGTTTTGATCCAGGGTACACGCCTCCGCCACGGCCATAATTTGGACACATGAAGCCTTCCCTAGCCCAACCCGTCAAAGAGTCCATGCCATTCAGCCTAGAGGCCGAGAGATCGCTTCTGGGTGCCGTCCTGCTTGACAATCAGTGCCTTGACCAAGCTCTTGCAAAACTCAATGCTGGAGATTTTTATTTTGACTCGCACCAGAAAGTTTTCTCGCGCATGGCTGAACTGTCCGATGCCGGCCATCCGATTGACTACACTACGCTACCGCATCAACTGAAGGCCCACGGAGAACTTGAAGCGGTCGGTGGCCATGAATATATTTTCGATCTGGCCAAAGGGCTACCGCGAGTCAAAAATATCGCCGTCTATGTGAACCTAGTCAAGGATAAATCATCCAAGCGGAAGTTGATTCACGTTTGTAATTCCACGATTGAACAATGCCAAGAAGATTCTGACCCAGCCATGCATATTGCCTCAATGCACGATGAGGATTTGATGGAACTGGTAGGCCACAGTCGAGGAGACGCCGCGCATGTTGCCGACTTTTCTGATGAGGTAGTGAACCAGATTTTCAATCTGAGGGCTAACGGAGAAGCGTTGCCGGGATTTTCTTACGGGATTGAGGATCTTGATAGCCGAACTGGTGGTATTCGAATCAAGGAATTTACGATCATCGGCGGTCGCCCTAAAGATGGGAAAACCTCGGCTCTCTTGCAGGCAATTGAAGCGAATTGTAAGCAGGGGATACCAGTTGGTCTTTTCTCAGTCGAGATGAACCGAGAGGCAATTCTTGAACGGTTATACGCTTCAGTCGGGAAGATCAATTACGAACGCATCAGAAATCCCCGCTTGCTTGAAGAGGATGACATGACGCGGCTGCTATCGGCAAAGCAAGTTGTGGACTCATGGCAGCTCTACATTGACGATGACGCGGAAATTAACGCTAACGAGATTTGTGCCCGCGCTCGATTGATGAAAAAACGCCACGGAGTAAAACTGATTGGCGTGGATTACATTCAGATCATCAACGGCACCGGAGATATTCGCCAGCGCATGATTAAAATTTCTCGGTCACTGAGGACACTGGCCAAACGTGAAGAGCTTGCGGTGATTGCCCTTTCACAATTAGCCCGACCTGGGGATAAGAGTCCAAGCAAGCGGCCTGAGATTTGGGACTTGAAAGAGTCTGGTTCCCTTGAGGCCGATGCCAATACTATTTTGCTGATTTACCGGCCAAAACTCGACGGCAAATATACTGGCGAAGACGAAATCATAATCGTGCAAAGAGGCGGTGAATCTGGAGTAGTGTTCGTTACTTATCTTGGCCGCTGGGTGAGATTTGAGAATCGCAGCATGAGGGGGTATTGAAACGATGACCACCAAAGAACACATATTCCTGAAACTCGCTGAAGAGTGCTCCGAAGTTCAGCACCGAGTTTTAAAGTTGCTCCAGTTCGGAGACGACGAAATCCAAGAGGGGCATACAGAGAACAATCTTCAACGACTCATGGCCGAGATAAACGATCTGCGCTCAGTGGTCACCATTCTCGAAGGCCGTAAACTGATTCCAATTGCAACACAGGACGAATTGGCTGAAGCATATTTCGAGAAGTCGGCCAAGATTGAGAAGTACCTACAGATTTCCAGAGAGCGCGGACTGGTGACTTAATGAGCATGGCCGCCATATTCCGTCTCTCTTGCTGTCAACGCTTGATCGTCTCAGGCCGGTACTGCGGAAATGAAATGGGAACGCCGGGACTCGCAAAGTGTCCTAATGGCTGCAAGATTCCAGTGATGCCAAATGGCTCTCCAGGCCGAGCACATCTTACGTTTGTCGAATACAGGGATGAACAATTGGCTGGGATTCCGCATGTCCATGGGTACGTTTTGCCGGTTCGAAATAGTCCTTGACATAAATACGGCAATCCGCTTATCGTGTAGTATCTATGATTAAACAATTACGTCGAAGAGCGCAGCGGCTTGCCAATTTACGCAAACAGGAACGGATAGCATCTTCCGAATTAGCTGCCGCTCTTGCTGGAGAGGCCGAACAAATCCACGGCAACGCTACTGTACTAGCCCAACAATTAGGGATCAGTAAGCAATACCTGTGCGATGTTGCCAAGCAGCGCCGGAGTATCAGCGATTTTCTGGTCGCTCAAATCATCAAGGCGGCACAGTGAGCATCTATTGCAGCATCTTCGATTTCGGGTGTGATCACTTGCCGCGTTGCAAGCGCATTCGCAAGGTTCGGCGTGGAGTGTACGAGCAAGACAATTCTAAGCCCTGTACCTGCGGCAGTGCCCCGATTGAATATCAGCACAGCGGAGTCCTGCCGTCCGACAAAGACAAGCGCGGAGGTATTTTCGGGTTAGCAGCTATTCCAGACCACATCACAAGAGACGGGCGAGACGATAGGCCAGAGAACGGTAAGTGGTATCCGTGGCTACGCGTGAGTATGTTCGAAGCGGAGGATTCAGTAATTCTTACGCGTAAGCAAGTCGAGAAGCTCCGCGATGCGCTGGATGAATGGCTTGAGCGGGCAAGTGTGAAGGCGGCGAAATGAAAGACTACATCACCTGCGAAATGGATTTGGCAACAGTTGAGCGTATGGCCAATATAGTTGGCGAACATAGCGCATCGTACAAGGCGTTGCAATATGCCGACAATAACGGCGGTAGAACCAAGGCCACATTCCTCCGAACAGCAGGCGGGGAAGTGCTCGTATTTATGGGGCATCCGTTGGAATGTATTACAACTCCACGGGGCCGAAAGATGCTGGAGAATTTCTATGTGACGAAGGCCACGAAATGAACGCGAGACTTTGCAGCGCCGATAAAGATTGTCCAATGACGGCAGGCTATTACATTGGCGGTGGTCAATGGATTTGCTGGCTTCATGTGTTATCGGTTCCTGGGTGTTATGAAGCAGTGAAAGACCAACAGATTGAAGCGTTGCCAGTGAAAGCGCCGGAATGAAACGAGCGATACCAGCATACGTTGAGAAGGCCGCATTCTGGCTGACTGCCGATGATGGAACAAGAATCGTGTTGTTACATAAACTCGTGCCCGATACGATCTATAAACTTGGCGCACGGTGCATTAATGCCGACAATGAATCGCGGGGCGAAACGATCATGGGATTGCAGGCCGAAGAGAAGAGGATAAAGTGAAAGTCAGCGAGATCACCTGGAACAAGACCGCCGAGTAATTACCGCCAGATGATAGCGAAGTGTATGCCGCGATCTGGTGGAGAAATGCGGACAATCCAGAATACAGCGGGTATGTGATTCATGACTGCCAATTCTATCTTGGCGGGGCAGGATCTGGGCAGGCGATATTTACAGACTGCGATGTGATAGATGGGGATGAGTTCGAAGTATCAGCGGTGGACTTCTGGATTCTCAAAGAAGCACTGGAGCGTACGCTTCCTCCACCTCCTGAAAGTAGGCTGACGTGACCGACAAACTAGCAGCATGGGTACCGAACAAGTGGTACAACGAAGGCGACCTAGTTTACGAGAATGACGGCGAAGCGTTTGAATGTTTGCGCGAAGGCCGCTCTGGATTAGTGAAGCCAGAATTTCCAGTCAACTCGCGTGTTGTCGTTTCCGAAAGAGACCGCACTGTAATGTGGCGCGGCTATCCGAGAATGAACAGGAAGGCGCAATGAACAACAAACAGAGTTACCCTCTGTGCTGGCCGGATGGATGGAAGCGCACATCTTTAGCGCAACGAGTGAATGGAAGATTCAGCCGCAAGGAAACTAAGTACCGGCACACGTCTCCAAATACTCAGGACAGATACACGGTCACTAATCCGGTTACTACTGCCGATTCGGTTAAGCGATTGCTTCAGCAGTTGGACATGATGTGCGTGAATACCAGTTCGGTTGTCGTTTCGACAAACGTTGAGCCGAAACTTGACGGTATGCCGCGAAGCGGGAAAGAGCCATCAGATCCAGGGGCGGCAGTTTACTGGATGGACGGTAATCAGCAGCGCTGCATGGCGATTGACCGCTATACCAATGTGGCCGATAATCTTGCTGCGATTGCGGCCACACTTGAGGCGATGCGAGCCATAGAGCGACATGGAGGTGCTGAAATCCTAAACCGTGCGTTCCTTGGATTCGCTGCACTTCCAGAACAAGCGAGCGGCTCGTGGAGATACCATCTCGGATTCGGAGAAACAGAACAGGTCAATCTAGAAAAGATTGAAAGCGCCTACCGCGATCTGGTGAAAAAGCACCATCCCGATTACGGCGGTAATGCAGACACATTTAGGCAAATCACAGAAGCGCGTCACAATGCCAAGCGGGAGTTGTTTGGATGATCCTGACAAAACTACAGCGCCGACTCGCTAAGGAACATCTGAGCAAGGCCAGAGAGCACATGAAAGACGCGCAAGATATTCTCGTAAAGTCCGATAGTGAACGCGACGAAGCGGCAACAGAATCATTGACAAGATCGTGCCAAGAGATTCAGGATGCGATTAGGGGGATGGGGTAAATGGGGAACACTTCAATCGAATGGACCGAGTTCACATGGAATTTCCTGCGTGGCTGTTCACTGGCCACAATGCCAGGACCAAACGGTAAGCCGGTTCTGAGGGAGGGATGTCGCCATTGTTACGCTCGCGATACAGGCGGACGATTCTGTGGGCCTGGGTTGCCCTACGAAGGGCTAGTTATTATCCAAGGAGCGTCAGCTCATTGGACTGGTAAGGTTGACTTCTCCGAAGATCACCTGCTTGACCCGTTGCGGAAGAAAAAACCTACAATGATATTCGTTAACTCAATGTCTGATCTATTCCATCCGAACGCTAAGCGGGAATGGGTAGACCTTGGATTTTCCGTGATGCTGCTTTGTCCGCAGCATACCTTCCAATCGTTGACCAAGCGACCCGATATCCAGCGTGATTACATTAACTCTGTGGAGACCCCAAAGAGAATTGCGGAAGCCATGCGACAACTCGTGCGGGGAAACAAAGTGAGTGCATCCGTTTTCAATAACGGGTTGAATATTGCGAGAATGCTGGACGAAGGCGGTCAATTACACAGTTACGGAATTGGAGAACATATACACCTCGGCTGCTCAATCGAAGATCAACCAAGCGCGGATTGGACTTTGCCCTACATGCGCGAAACCAACTGGGGAATGAAATGGCTATCGGATGAGCCGATGTTGGCGGAGCACACGATAGACTTGCGGGGAATTTCCTGGGTCGTAGTAGGCGGCGAGAGTGGCCCCAAGGCAAGGCCAATGAATGTAGAGGCGATGCGTAGCATAGTAGATCAATGCCAAGTGGCTAAGGTTTCAGTATTTGTTAAGCAGATGGGTGCGCATGTTGTAACGAGTGGCATAACTGGTCCTAACCAGCACTGGCCTCGTAGTACGGGAATGCTCGATACGGGTAAAGGATATTTTCGCAAGCACCTCGTAGATAAAAAGGGCGGAGACATGTCGGAATGGCCGCAGGATTTAAGAATCCGCGAATACCCAGAGGATAAATGCCAGCCCTAAGCTTTAAACTCCAATTCGATCCTCACATTCGCAGCGGTCGTAAGCGCCACACGATCAGGGACAAGCGCAAGCGACAATGGAAAGTGGGCGACAAACTCTATCATCTTTACAGGGATGCGAACGAAGAACTGCAAGCGGATCTTCAATACTGAGTGCGTGAAGTTGGAAGAGATTAAGATTGAACTGCGGCCACCTGTCGGTACTGGCGTGCTGGCCAAGGGCTGTTTATTCCCAAGCATCACCATCGACGGCAACGACCTATCGGCAGATGAGAAGGATTCTCTAGCATTCGCGGACGGCTTTGAAACCTTCGCCGAAATGATGCAATTCTGGGAAGGCCGCTTGCCGTTTGTGGGAGATATCATTCACTGGAAGTTTCTAGGAGAGAAGAAATGAGCGATTTAGTAGGAACTTGCCCGAAAGACTTCTGGAATGAGTGGATAGCCGAAGGCGATGCCGCTGGCGATCCTCCGACTGGCGAAGAGTGGGGATGGTATACGGGGCACTCTCTGGCAAGAAGTATGAAACCGGGAGACCGATTCTATGTTGTCGCTCATGGCAGGTTGCGTGGCTGGGCTCCTGTTACTCGCGTAGAGCATCCAGCAGAAGGATTTATCATTTGCCGCGAAGGTAATGCAGTGGCCTGTACAATCGCTGAACCGATACCGGGATTCAGGGGATTACGGGTACGCTGGTGGAAGCGTGAAGATGAAATCCCGTTTCCTGATTGGAAAAAACCATGATCCGCGAAAAGCACATCGGCATTGCCGATCTGAACGCGATGAACCGCAAGCGGCTTAAGTCTCTGGACTGCGCCCAGATCGTGCATTACAGAAATGTGCCGGAGCCTGCCGCTGTGCTGATACCTTATTGGATGTTCATAAAGATTACGAGCGCCATGAGATTGCTACATGATGCGATTGGAGAGGCAAAAGAAGATGCCAAGTGAACAATTCGAAAAGCGAGTAGCCAACATCTACAGCGGGATGCGCCGGCGAACGTCTGAGAAGAAATGGAAGTCAGGTCGCAATGCAGGACGAGTCAGGCGTCAGGCTATTCCGTTGCCGTTCAATCAGAAGCAATTAGGGGAATGGGTGCTGAAGATTTTCGGCGGTGAATTCGGAGTCATCTGCTGCGAATATTGCACCAAACCCATAGACCTATTAGGCTGCGCAGTAGACCACTGCGTACCTCTCCATAGAGGCGGGAGCGCCGGCCTTGACAACCTAGGCGTCCCATGCGCTGAGTGCAACAATATCAAAGGGCGTATGACTAGAGAAGAGTTCAGGTTCTTCAACGGCCTCATGATGACCTTCGCGGCAAAGTTCGGTAACACTCCAGTAACGGACGTGATGGGCCGATTGGAGAAATGCACAAAATTAGCGGCAGGCGCGTGGAATTCACGGCAGAAGCAAGCGAAAGAGACCGTGAAAGCGGTGATTCCAGAGGAAGATTTTTTAGCCGATTTTTGTTGACATAATCAATTGGCAGAGTATTATTTAGCCATCGTCTTGGAGGACGTTGAGAATGAGCGTTTCAACCCACACTGCATATCAGACCAAAAACACCATAGTCACCATTCGAGGCGGTTGCGCCGAACGTATGACCTTTGAATTTTCCACACGTCATGATGCCGCTGTTTTCCTTGCCGCGATGCGGAAGAGAGTGAGGCGGTAATGGGATACGATGATTACCGTTATTCCGATGAGGCCCGACAACACGATTTGCAGATCATCTGGCGCTGTTCAGCGTGTGGCCGCGAAAGAAGCGACTATCCAGGCACGAACGAAGGTGGAACTCATTACGGATGTGGCGGAGAATGGCTGGAATCTGGAGAATCATACTCATGAAAACTGAAATGGAATTTGAAGTCACGAAAACGAATCGCGGATTTGCGCTGGTTAAATTCCGCGATTTCAACCAAGTCCAATGCACTATTCAGGCCAGCAGCCTAGCAACCGAGAATGCTATCTGGCTGGGGTGCGAGAAGGCAGACCCCAGAGCCCTGATTCCGGGTGAAGGATGGAAGCCTGTCAATGTGCCGGAGAATTTTCAGTGCAACACGCGGATGCACCTAACACGGGAACAGGTCGGGTATTTGTTGCCATTTCTCCAGAAGTTTTATGAGACTGGGAGTATATGAGAAACGAATGGGTATTCCCGCTTGGCGCTCTACTGAAACTCAGCGCGGATCAGCGTAAGCCATACCCGCATGGTATTTCCTGTACAGCTTGCCTGCGTGAGAGGCATTGTAACCAGTGCGGAGGGCCCGCGCCGAAAGCCGCACGGTGCGTTAATGGCCGTTGCCAGAAATGCTGCGGTAAGCATTGCAAACATGTGGAGGCTGCATGAACTATTACCGAGAATTATCATTTCTCAAAGATCAAATGGGGCCAACAGTCCGTTCACTCATGGAGCACAATGGGGCTTTCTTGGCTGGCGGTGCAATAACCAGCGTGTTCTCTTCAGCGCGAATCAATGACTTCGACCTTTTCTTTCCGAACAAGAAAGTCCTCGATCAAGCATTGCTGGCCTGTCCGCAAGACGAGAAAACAGTCCATACCGATTCCGCGTGTTCGGTCGTTTTAGATGGCCATCGCGTCCAGTTAATTAAGTGCGTTCTCCGCACCCCAGCAGAAGTCCTTGAAGGATTTGATTTCACAATCTGCCAGGGTGGATTGGATTGGAATGACGGATTTATCTTTGGCAAAGATTTCTTCCAACACTTGGCCCAGCGCCGGTTAGTCTTCAACATCAAAGCCGAATATCCGATTTGCTCGTTGTACCGTCTGCGTAAGTTCATCAAGCGTGGCTTCCATTTCTCAGGAATTGAGGCAATCAAGTTAGGTCTGCGTATCCAGGCGCTCCAGATTGACACCTATGCCGATTTGCGCAAGCAACTCATGGGCATTGACACGATGTTCCTGAGAGACTTAACTGATTCGCTCAAAGGCCAAGAGCAACAGAAGTACGACCTCAATGAATTTCTGGACACGCTCAACGTGTGGCTGGGCAAGTTGGATGCCGTAACCGGCGAAGATCAAACAGAGTCCGCGCCGTGATAAACAGCGCGAGCCAATCGCGCCGTTGTCCTCCAAGACCACGGCGCGGACACTTTCAGAAGGAGAAGCAATGGGCGACGATATAAAATTCAAAGTACTGCCTAGCAGGATTGAATACGGCGACGAGCGCAAGTTCTGGCAATATCGAATCGCCATGTACAGAGATGGCGTACTCGCTGGCGTAGAAATAGGCCCACGGCGAACGACTGAGACGTTAGGATCTATGTGGAGTGCGGCCAAGGCCAGAATCGCCCTGCTCAAGACGCATCGGCTCTTTGCCATCCCAATAACTGCCGATTGCATTAGGCGCGGGGAGGGCCACAACTGCAATACGTGTGCCGTCTCGCAGGCTCTCTGGGAAAATCAGGAACGCATGGGATTGCCAAGGGGATATGGCAAGTTTAATTTTCGCGTTGAATCCTATGGTGCCTTCGTAGATTGCCGTGGAATCGTATTGGAGTGCCACGGCGAACCGGACAAGGCCATAGAACGAGTAGAGA